GGCTATGCTCAGATTGGTTCATCGGGCGGCTATGCTCAGATTGGTTCATCGGGCGGCTATGCTCAGATTGGTTCATCGGGCGGCTATGCTCAGATTGGTTCATCGGGCGGCTATGCTCAGATTGGTTCATCGGGCGACTCTGCTCAGATTGGTTCATCGGGCTACTATGCTCAGATTGATAGCACTGGAGAAGATTCCGTTATCATGTGTGCTGGCAATAGTTCAATAGCAAAAGCAAAGGTTGGTTCATGGATAACGCTGGCAGAATGGAAATGGAGTGATGAGAAAAAACATAATGTTCCAGTATGTGTTAAGACAGAGTACGTTGACGGAGAAAATATCAAGGCTGATACTTGGTATCAACTTAAAAACGGAAAGTTCATTGAAGTGGAAGAGTAACTAACCACCCTCTCCTTGGCAACAGGGAGAGGGTAAAAAGAAGAGAATATGAAATAACATTTACAGACCAAAATCCTGATGGAGGCGCGGTTATAGGTAAGGAAACTTATATTGTTCCTGTAGATGAGAAGTATATACCAGTAAAGGTAATTAATGAGCTTAAAGCATCGTTCTGTAGAGCTGTAGAAATTACTATTGTAAAGAATTAAGGAGAAATAGCTTATGGAAAAGAATATGTTTGAAGATATTGTTGCTGAAGGCAATATAGTTGTGATAGATAATGATTGGATTGTGTTATGCAAGTGTTGGAGACCAGAATATCACAATCTGTTCTGCTATCTTTATCTCAGTAAGAATAATAAAGACTTGATGGTAGGTTCTCATTTTACAATGACAGAGGATGAAAAGAAATCTACTCGTTTGGCTACAAATGAGGAACGTCTTATGCTTTTCGAGGAAATGTTTAAGTATGGCATTGCTCTCAATAATCAAGAGCATCATCTGATAGGTAAGTTGTGGTAATTGAAAGATAAAATAGCGTATGAAGAAGATTATATTATTATTTGTATCGGTTATATTCCTCGTTTCTTGCAACGAGAATAAAGGAATCAATGTTCCAACATCAGACTCTATTAATGAAATTAAGGTAGAGAAGCTATTTGTTGTGGATGGTATAACCGTATATCGTTTCTATGATGGTGGCAGAGTGGTTTATTTTACCAATAAAAAAGGTGTGGTAAAGGCTTTTCATGACGAATATGACCCTGCAACAAAAACCACAAGAACAAAGGTAGTAGAAACTTTATGTAACGAAGAATAGTTATGTATAGACCGATTACGATGTATCAGATTGTTTGCGATAGATGCGGAGAAGTATTTGGCGGTACAGATACTTGCTCTGCACTATTCTACGACAAGAGTACTGATATTGAAGACTTCTCAAACTGGAAGATGATTGATGGTAAACACTATTGTCCCGATTGTTATGAAGCAGAAGTTATAAACGGAGTGTATAATGTTAAAGCAAAGGAGAAATAGATATGGAAGTATTAAAAGACATAAGTCAGTTAACAAAAGGTTGCGTAGTGACATTTGTTAAAAATGATAAATTCCACATCTACGAGTACCTTATGGTACACCCTAACCGTGACACGTATTATCTTTTTATCGATAACTGGACACAAGAAGTCGTACGAATATACGTCAGCGAGCTTTTAAACGGTGACTACTATGTAGGAGACTTTGATACTGTTTTTATTAATAGAAAGATGATAGAATTTTATAAACGTATGATTCTGTGTCACGAGAAGAGAATTAAAGAGAGTTTAAAGAAAAATAGTAATGGCAACATATAGAATAGTAGATATGTATCATAAAAGCAAGGCTGTTAAAGGCATACATTACGATTCTCAGGATAATCCAATCCTTGCTTATCGTGTAGATAAGAGACATTCATTGCTCTTTGGGCTTACCCATTATTGGGATTATGGCGCATATAATCTTAGTCCAGAGTATTTGTTTCCTTCGGTTGATAAAGCCAAGGAGGCTATATTGAAGGTTGATAAAAGTAGAAGAATAACAATTTTATATGAATAGCGTATGAAAAAACAAATAGTATTAGACGAACAAGATATTGAAGAGTTCCACAAGGATGCAAAGCATCTACGTTGGCTGTATAATAGAATGGCGTGCGAGCATGGAGAGCAAAGAAACTTAGATTACATGCACCGCTTTGCAAAGATAATTAATAAATTAGAGCAATTATAGTTATGTATAAAACAGATTTATATTTATCATTACTCTTCCTGATGCTTAAACTGGAAGAGGCAAAGAGCAACCCGATGCTCGACAAGAACTTTGTCTTGGCATTAACGGAAGTGCTCAGATATTTCCGTGATAACGGAGAGTTGAAGAAAGCCTATGAAATCCAAAAGGATTCATTGGCAGACGTAGCCAATAGCGAATGGGGAAAAGCACTGAATGGCTTCATTACCTCAAAAGTGAAGGAAGATGGAGTCGATGCAGAATTACCTGACATTGATTCTCTTATAAAGAAACTTACATCTGATGAGTACATCGAAAAGAAAATCAAAGATGTTCTTGGCGATGATGTGGCAGACGAAAAAACAAAGAATACAAACAAATAATTCAGCAATGAAATATCCAAAATTTAACGTCAATGAATTTGTCGGTGGGCACTTCGAGTACACCACTCCCTGCCCATTCGGCATATACGGCAAGTACACCAACGAAATACTATATGTTGGTAGCCTTGCTTGCCAGCGATGCGAACACTTCCGAGGAATCAACAAAGAAGATTGCATCGTATCTTGCGGAATCGAATAGTAAAAAGATTGCAGCCTATCTGCATTCTTCTTAATAATTAATCAAATTTAATATATGAATACAAAGAAAATCTCAATTATTCAGCGTATCAAGGAAAAATTCCTTGGCAAGCAGTTCTTTATTGCAGTTATCGCCAACAAGGGAACCAGTTCCTACTTCGTCAACTCCACCATCTACCGCTCTGAAAAGGAAGTGAAGGCTTACAAGAAGTACATCACCACAGACGAGCGTATGAAACAGAGCTTCGATTTCGTAGGCTATTACGCCTTCCGCTCCAAGTTCGACTTCCGCATACCTCTCAGCGGAAAACCAGTATCAGTAGAAGAGGCAAAGAAACTGGCTGAGAAGTAACATGGCTAAGATTAAAGACCTCACTGGGCAAAGGTTTGGCAGACTGGTTGTCTGCCGCCGTGCCCCTGCCGAAAAGGGAGCAAGAAACGGAGTCTACTGGATATGCAAGTGCGATTGTGGCAGAGGAAAGAAAATCCTCAGTTCTGCCCTGCTCTCAGGATTCACACGCTCTTGTGGTTGTCTCCGCAGCGAGAATGCCAAGAGAACCGTCCGACTGATGCAAGCCGTCAACAGAAAAAGACGTGAATCATCAACGGATAAAGTAAGCATTTCATAAATTCATCGTATATTTGCAAAATGAAATTCAAGTATTTAATAGATAAAGTCAATGGTTTCCGACACCGCAACGATTTTGTGGTACTGGACGGAAGAGCCAACTCGGTCACGCTCTCAAAGGGCATCTATGACCACATCATGCGCAAGGAACGTTTAGACACCTCTATCTTCGTATTCAGATTGTCCGAAAGAGGTACATACGGATTCTGCATGCGTGAGGACTGGGAATACCTTCGCAAAGCCAACACCGCCTTCACTCAGCTTCAATTCAATCAGAAGTATAAGAAGGTAGGTTTCAGAAGTGACTACCCTTCCGTTACCGCCATCCTTGATGAGTACAACCTTCCTCTCAACAGAATGGTTCGCCTTACTTGCATCCCACGCAAGTCACAAAAAGGAGAACCTTATTACGAAATCATGCGACCAAACTCAAATTTAAGCACATGGCAACAAGACAAGATGTAATATTTCAAGGCTTGACACACTCACCATCCGACTATAATTGTCAGGATGGTGAGTTGGCAACCTGCCTCAACCTCATCAACGAGGATGGGGCACTCCACCCTATCCACCAGCCAGTGGTAGCTGAGCCGAACATCACGCTGGATGCAGGGGACACCATTGAACTGGTACATAAGGTAACACACGATGAAGCGATTCACTCCCACTACATCATCCGAAAATCAGATGATACTTGGTACTGGCTAGAGAAAGGTGGAGACGGAACCAAGAACACCATCAACCTCAACGGATTCCACGTCAATGCCGTCACAGCAGTTGGCAATATCCTCTGTTTCGTAGGAGACGAGAAGACAATGTACGCCTATTGGAAAGGTAGCAACTACACCAGTTTCGACCTTTCTTCACTTAGCTATAGTGCAACCATCACCAATGTTAAGTCTGAGAAATGTGATGTGTCAACCAACCTTGGCGATGATTGGGATAATGCTTTTGAGAAGAATAAAAACTACAATAACAACACAGATACTTCTCCCAAAGGTGCATCTATCATATTCAATGCACTCGATGCACTTATCAATAAACGGCTAAACGAAAAAGGCAAGGAATACTTCAAATATACGGTCTTTGGAGTATTGGCTATCAAGTTATATGATGGAACCTCACACATCAACATATCAAATCCATTCATCCTTGCACCTGAAATATCATTCAATAAGTTTATCTGGTTTCAGGAACAGAAATCTGTAGGCACAAGCACAACTCTTCACACCTACAACATCAACGTCAGCATGGATATACCCGAAGGCTTGGAAGACCTTATCCTTGGTGTTGATGTTTATCTGTCTCAGCCTGAATCTTTTATTGATACAGAAAAAAGAACTAGAGGTATTTCACGATACAAATGTTTTCTTTGGACGAGCAAAATGGATTCAGGAGTTAATTGTGATGCCTTCCAATATCTGTCAGAAGAAGATGTTTACCAGTCCTTTGAAAACAAGAACTTCTATCTTAGTACTAGTATCAACAAGGAAAAATTAGGCACAGACGTACCACTCAAACGAGTGATTCAGACAGAAGAAAGTATATCCTTGGAAGACTTCAAGCGAGATACATTTGGCGGCAAGTGTACTATAACATACAACAACCGATTGCACATAGGAAACGTAAAGAAAACCATCTACAATGCTTTCGATACAGATATTATCTCCAAGAGAAGGGTTTCTAACGCACAACTATCCCTGAACGAGTATGTAGATATTGATGCCAGCGACACCGCTACCACCGATTATATTTGCGATGCAGTCTTCAAGGTAAGCATCAGCGAAAATAGCATCAAGCGAGACATATACCATAAGGGAAAACTGCAATATCCTGTCAGCCCTATCTTGGCATATCCTAGTACGTTTGCCACGGCAATGACCATCTATTTCCACTTGCCGAAGTATGACAAATATTACTCCAAGAGTGTAAATCTGAAACCTTCCGATGCGTTCGGAATGTCTTACTATATCAATATCAGTAAGAATCGCACCACGCCTATAGCTACAGATAGGCAGTCTTCCAGTTCTTTGGAAAACCAAGGATTTGGCGGAAGGGTTGACGCACCTACAGAGGAGGAAAAAGCAGAACTGTCCGATTATATGTATCTCTATCACGATGATGCTGGTCTTCCTGCCTTCATGCAAGTATACCGCCACAAACTCCTGAAAAAGGATTCATCAGGAGGTACGCCAAGGGCAGGAAGTGACGGAGGTGGCAGCTTCGGAAACCAGAATGGAACGGTCATTTCATCACAATATCATTGGGACGATACACCGATAGACACTGGCGACTTCACAGAGATAACCAAGGAAGAATATGATGCAGCCGCAAGCAATGTCGTGAGTCAGAAATATATCACGCAGCATCCAAACGTCATAAAGGTAAGCGAAGCTGAGAATCCTTTGGTTTTCCAGTCTGCCAATTCTGTTCAGATAGGTTCTTCTATCATCAGCGCAATCGCAGCCAACACCCGACCTATCAGCGAAGGTCAGTTTGGTGATGCTCCGCTCTACGCTTTCACCGATGAAGGAGTATGGGTAGTCATGCTGTCAGAAGCAGGAACATATCAGTCACGACAACCGGCATTACGTGAAATCTGTTCCAACCCGAAGGGCATCTTGCAGATTGATGATGCAGTTCTGTTCCCTACAGAGCGAGGTATCATGATGCAGCAGGGCAGGGAATCTGTATGTATCACGGAAGTGCTCGATGATTATCCTTTCAATTTCCTTACGATATATTCCCACTCCGTCAAGGATAAGACCTATCCCAACAAGCTCCTTGCGCTGGGTGGCATTCCTGAGGATGATGTGAAGTATGTCAAGTTCCGTAGATACCTCATTGAAGCTGATATGATTTACGATTATTACGATGCCCGAATCATCCTCTTCAATCCGAACTACTCCTACGCTTACGTTTACTCTTTGAAGAGTAAGATGTGGGGAACCATGCACAATGTGTTCAACAAGCGAGTCAACATCTATCCAGATGCCTACGCTACCGACAAGGAAGGAAAGATAATCAATACATACGTAAAGGAACCTACCGATAAGGTTTCCTATTTCCTCTGTAGCCGTCCGTTGACTCTTGGGCAGGAGATTCACAAAACCATGTTTAATTGCATCACAAGCGGATATTTCGGAGACTTCGGGGCAAATAAATGCGGCATGGTGCTATTCGGAAGCAACGACCTGATGCACTGGTTCTTCATTGGTTCATCTACCAATATGTTCCTCAGAAACCTTGTTGGGTCTCCATACAAGTATTTCCGAATCGCATTGATGGGCAGCTTGGATGCCAATGAGTCTATCAGCACGCTACACACCGATTTCCAACCACGTTTACAAAACAGACTTAGATAATTATGACAGAATATACATTAACTGACTTCGATAAAAAGAAGGTTGAACAAGGTGCATCCTTGGGAATGAAAATAGATGGCAAGATAGTACTATCCACCATTATCAAAATTTATCCTATAAGTACAAATATGTACATGGGATATGTAATGTTCAACAACGACTTACACCAGTTGTTCTATTTCGATTCAGACGGAAATCTTTATAATCAGTATAAAACAAAAGTAGGTATTGCCTATATTGCTGAATCTTCAATCACACGAACCACTGGTACGAAAATCGTTAAGGAGACGGATTCCGATGGTTCCAGCCATGCCCGACCATATAGCCCTGTCAGCCCAGCAGCAGAAGGCGAGGAGACCAATGAAGGCGAAACAACGGAACCTTACAATATCTTCTCCATCGCCGCCCTCCAGCCGAGAGAGGAAGTAGCCATGAGCTGTCTCAACGCAATGCTCAGCCACTACGATACTCCACTCAACATAGACAATACCAAGATAAAGCAACTTGTAAGCAAGTCATTCTTGTTTGCTCAGGAGTTCATCAATCAGGCAGTTCTATATCGTGAGAAGGAGACAACATCTTCTACCGCAGAGAGCAACAAGTACGCATCAATAGATGCCAACTCGCTCAGCAGCGACACCGATAAACTGCTCTACAACATAGCCACTGCCATCACCAACTTCATTGCTCAGGATAAGAATCAGTATGCCGAGCAGCAGAAGAATGGCTTAAAGGTCAACGCTGAGGTAAGCGGAACCATCACCACCAAACAGGAAAGTAACTCTACTGGAAATACAGAAAACGTATAAATTCTTTTTTAATATATATCTTTTTTTAAAAAAGGGTAGCCGTCCGTGATGGATAGCTACCCTTGCTTTTTGCGTTAGCCTAAAACGACTAATATACTAAAATGGATGCAATGCAATTCTTACCCTGCCAGCCGAGCGGTTGCTGGCATCCTTAATCTTCTGTTTCTTGTCCTCAGCCAGTGCCCAGAACCTATCAGCACCGTCAGGAAAAACAATCATCAGCCACTCGTATAGGCATTGGTTCACGATGTAATCGTGAATATATACCGTCATGGTATGCACGCTTGTCTTCGAGAATCCGTTTGGCATCCTCAGAGCCAAGTAATAGGCTTCCTCCTCATTGGTAGGCGAACCGATGCACTCAGCCCACTCGTTCGAGTCAAAGCCGCCACCTAGCATTTCAACCTTGGTAAAGCGGAAAAGCATTTCCCTGCAATCCTCCACGGCTGAATCCAATATCCTAGCCAGTTTATCACGGTTGCCTTCCTCAGATACGTCAAACACGTTCTTCAACTGCTTGGCATCCATACCCTTCTGGCTAGCATAAGAGTCAGCAAAAGAAAAAGCCGTATTCTTGATGTCATATACCAACTCCTTCTTTTCCAACTCTATCATCACTTTATATCCCTTATTGCAATGTTTCATATCCTACCCTCCTATCTTGTTGGCCTCTTACGCATATAGAGTATGGCATCCATCTTCACCAGCAAAGCATTTGCCTTGCTGAGATAGTCTTCCGCCTTATCCTTAGAAACTACCAAGCACCATTCTGCTACTACCTTGTTTACTACATAACTGATAACCGTAGTCTCCAAGGTCTTCGCCAACGACCCCTTGAAAAGAGTGCTTACTCTCAGCCCGAAGATTTCCTCTTCATCCGAATCACTTCTTTCTGTAGCGAGCACGCTCCCCAAGGCTGCCGAAACATCACCGATGGCATCATGCCAAAAGCCTTCCAGCATATCTCTGTCCGCATCCGTCACAAACACTTGGTCATACAGACTCTTGCCGTTGGCATCCAAGTTCTTGCCACCGATGTAAGCCGTGGTCTTAGCCACCTCCTCATACACCTTATCTCTGTTGATTGATATTCGTATATCTCGCATTCTTGATTCTCCTATAAATGTAAAGCCCTAACAATACCAGCAGCACACAGGTAGCACCCATCGCCCATGCGGCATACTTCAATTCAAACTTCTCCCACTTCGTCAGCTTCCGCTCTACTGGATAGGGTACTGGGATGGAATCTCTTTTCAGGAAGGAATCCACCTTCACCTTATACACATTCTTATAGATGGTCTTCTCATGCCATCGGTCAAGAAAGCAAGTATCTCCATTCTGTCTGAGATATACGGAATCACGCACGAAAACGCTGTCAGAAGTATGCAGCGTATCGTGTTTTACTACGTCCCGACATATAACTTTTTCCATCGGGACGTATTTTGTCTTGCATCCCGACAGAAGAAAAGCTATCAGCAACATACCCAAAACATATATCAGGAGTTGCCAAAAATCAGTATTGTACCACTTCTTCATAAGCCTACACTTTGAGTGCTACCAATGCTCTTTTCAAATACTTGCGTCTATGCTCTAAGCCGTAAGTACCACCATTGATGGTCTTGGTGATAGCCAGAAAACTGCCACTATCAGCCAGTTTGTTCAAGCCGTGTTTCCACCACCACCACATAGCACTCTTGGTAGCGTATCTTGGCTGCTCCAGCAACTCAGGATGCTCCATAATATCGTCAGTCACCTCTCTGCTGTTCTGCAAAGCCTGATAGTTCGCCCTGCCAGTAATCTGAATCAAGCCCCTGCCACGATACTTGTAGCCGTCACCATCCTTCAGGTTGCCCAGCATATTCTTCAACTTACCCACATCATACTTGTGGAAATAGTTCTTGTTGCCGAGTTCCTTGGTATATCTCAGTTCACCACTTTCATGTGCTATCTGAGCCAAGAAATGAGCCATGCGCTTAGGAGTGTCTATCTGATACGTATCGGCATAGCCATTGATGTAAGGCAGAAAAGCATCCACCTTAGCCTTCGCATTCGGCATAATCGCCAAAATCTGTTCTCTTGTTACCTTCATATTATTTACTATCCTTTATATTTGCAAGTTCGTTCTTCACAATCCTCTCAAAATTGCCTAGTTTTGACTTAAAATAAACGTTTACCCCGAATATTCCTCCAGAGTAAACTAATGTCTGACTGACGTACCATAACACACCATCAGACACTACATAATTATTAAGAAAGAATGACAGGAATGTGAGTACAACACCACTCAATAACATTCCAATAGCTGCACCATATTGCAATCCTTCACGTACGTTTGGAGTCATAACTTATCTTTTTATACTATTAACATTAATAATATGCAAAGATAAGAAATGATTCCCAATTAGTTACTTTATCCGTTTATTGTGTGCCATATTTTACTTGTTGGATGCAAGCAGTCAGGGTCTTGCAGATACTCGATAGCCATCAAAACCACCATTTCATTCAATTCCTCAGCATCCTTGCTATATCGCTCCAGCATCACATGATGGTCACTCCTCAGCAGATTCATAGTTACCGCCAAATCATGGATGGTATAGTCAGAAATATCATCCTGATGCTTGTCAAATACTTCTCTTATCTCATCATCCGAGAAGAAAGGAGCCGTATGCTTGGTTCCGTCAGCATCCTCATACCACATCTTGCTGATAGCATCATCGGCAAAGTGCTTATCAAAATGCTCTTCGCTCAACACACCATACACCATAGCACAAAGATGATGCTCCTCCACATCGCTCAACTTGCATGAGAGATACTTGCCCACTGCCTTAGCTACTGCCAACATCTGTTCAGGAGTCAACTCCTGCTGATACTTTTCTACGAAATCTACAAAATCCATAATATAAAAATTAAAAGTTTATGATGCTGCAAAGATACCAATATCTTAAACGCAGCACCATAAACTCGTAGATATTTCTGTAGCTATCTGAATATCCGACAAATACAGTTACGATAAAAACACCTCCTTTCTTTATTCGTCCTTAAATCTAGTTCTCTTCTCTCCACCCCTCGTCCAGATGTCGTTTTTCTTCCGTTTCGCCACCTTTCCGATAACGTCATTTTCGTAAAGTTCGGGCTTGTCTTCCCTCCCTTGGGTCTCCGTGGCAACACCACCATTCGGGTTGCCACCTTGGCTGGCATCAGGTTTCCCATTGCCATACCATTTCTCATCACTTGGTTTGTCTGCAATCATAACTATAAACTATAAATTATAAACTATAAACTAAGCAGCGAGCGGTGGATTCTGTCCGTCAGGGTTCACCCCCTGACCGCTCATCATCTGCTGCAACATCGCCTGAGCCTTCGGATTGCTCTGTGATGCCTGAGCAACTTGGGCTTGAAGCTGAGGAGAGATTCCTTGCGGAGTCTCACCATTCTGAATGGCTTGCTGGTTGGATGCCACCGATTGCAGCAACTCCTCTCCAAATGGGAAATCACCTACTTGCAACAACTGCTCCAGCGTGATAGCCTGATTCTGCCACAAGGTCATAAGGAACTCATTCGCCATCTGTCTGTATACAGGAGTAGCCGTACTTTCCGTGATGTTGATGTCAAACTCCACGTCTCTAATCTTCTTAGGGTCATAGTGTACAATCTGTCCTGCCCTACCCACGATATTAAAGTTACGAGCCACATCATAGTACTGCTGCATATTCTTCACGGTCTTGTAAGCACCATCAATGATAAACTGGCTGAAACTCTCCAAAATATCAAGCAGCGACATAGTGGCATTTTGTGTCTGCTGGGCATAGAGCGAACCGCTCGTTCCAGATACTCCTGGTTTACCTTGCAGCGCACCGTTCACGCCCGATATATCCTCGAAGAACTTCAACTGATAGCTGAGCAAATCACCGATACCGATATTCGTAGAGTTGTTCGCCACTTGCTGAGGAACCTGACCGCTCTTGTTTGGCTTGTATCTCACCACACCATTGAACCTACTCCACTCATCGCAGAAATCATCCCAACTCATATCATCAGGCAGACAATCCTCAGGGCAGAGCAGCACGCCCTTGGCACTCGCCCTCATGATGAAGTCATACATCGTGATAAGTCGGTTCACGTATCTCTGCTGGTCAATCACATCTTCAACAAAGCTGTGAATTTCTCCGTCAATAAACGGATAGAACTTAAAGCAGTAAGGATGCTCACCATGAGCATAAGGAGTCTCACCTTCTCTCAGAATATCACCGAAAGGAGAAAGATAGTAGAAATGCCAGTAATCATCCATAAACCACTCGGAATCAATCAGAGGAATATCCTCTTCCATCATACCAGCAGCCACACCTCGCCTGATTCTGTCTCTGTTCTCAGCATCTACAATATCAGCCTTATCCTCAATATCAATCTTGAAATCATCGCCATTGTTATAGTCGTGGCATCGGTATCTTGGCTTACTCTCCTTGCGCCAAACCTCAATCACTCGGCAGAGCGAAGGATTGGAAGGATTCATAAAGTCAATAGTCCTAGGATCGAACTCACCAAATCGCTGGGTGCAGTCAGCAATCACGAAATCTCGGTTAGCCGCCAGTCTATAAATCTCCTTCAACTTTCTGGCTTCAGCAGGAGACTTGGCAAACTCTCTCAGTACGTTGCCGATGGTAATGTCATGCACCTCACCCAAGCAACTCACGTCCCAACCACGGAAATCCCTCATATTGTTGTCTATGAAGAAATTGTTCGGGTTCACGTAGTCCGTCCAGCAATCCAACCTACCTCTTCGCCATCCGTATTTCTTCTTATAGATGGCAGCACCGCTAATCAGGAACTCTTCCATGGTTCGGGCATCCAGTTCCGTCTCTCGGTTCAGTTGTCGGTTACATTGCAGCACCACGCTCATGGTCTCGCCATATCGCTTTTCATCCTTATCTCTAGCGTTGCACGTAGGTTCCTTGCTCTGGGAGCGGTACACACCCAGCACATTCTTCACCAATCTTCTGATAAGGTTGTTCTTCAATGGTTCGCTACCCTGCTCACGGATATAGTCTTCCTCCCTGATACGCTTTTTAAAGCCACACTTGCTTTTAAACTCAATGGTGTCTCCCCACTGGTCTCCATAGCAGTATCGCTTGTTTCTCAGTCTTCGCTTTCGGAAGTTATCCATGTTGTTGTAGTATCGCTGAGCCTCCAGCAAGATAGAGAAGGCACGCTCATAAGGTCGGTCAAAGCGTTTCATCGACTCCTTCACGCTATCCAGTTCATCCTTATCAATCACCTTGCTCAACGATAGCAATTTAGCTTTTTCTTTCTTCTTTGCCATAGTTATTGTGTTTCTGTAGGTTCAACAATATGTGCCAGTTTCCGAGCCACCCCAAGCAATCCGCTTGCAGAATCGCTATCGCCAAGACTGACGCAGACAAGATAGCCAGCCATATACACGATGGAATCCTTCAAGGTTTCAGGCAGCGTTATCTTCTCTTGGCTGATAATCGGCATACACACGCACGAAAGCACCACCGTAGCCTTGTCACTCCTGCTGGTATACAACTCCAAGAACCGCTCGCCATCGCTGTGAATCAACGCTGCAATAGGTCGCTCAGGGTTTCCCCTTACTCCGAATCTGCTACCCTGCATCTTGTAGGCATCATCATCCTCGGTGATAACCTGAGCCGAACGTTGCCAGTCACTAGCCTTCACGCTCAGCAGCCTAATCATATCCGATGGAAGATGCATGGTTCCCACATAAGCCCCATAAGACTCTTGCCAAGATACATCAAGCCCCTCGAATCGCTGACCATCCAGCATACTGGCAGGAGCATCCTTCAATATGATTCTTGCTGCATCTACTATCTTACTCTGAATCAACTCGCCTTGCGACAAGGTATCAGAATCGGTAGGAGCCAGCAAGCCCGAAGTCTCTTGGTTCCTGTCCAAGAGCACCTTCACTTCTTTCACCAGTTCAGATACAGCATACGTACTCATTACTCCAGTCCTTCTAGTTCAACACCCTTTTCCTTGGCAATAGCCAAGATGTCTTCCTTGGTCTTCATTTTAGAACGACTCACACCATAAGTCTCAGCCAGATAGTCCTTGGCATCCTCAACGTCTGTCACTACGTGGGTCTTCTTCTCGTCAGCCACTTTCTTCTTTGCCTTGGCAGCAGCCTTCTTCTTGGCTTCCGCAGCTTCCTTCTTCTCGTCAATACTCTCCACCAAGAAGAACTTGTCGTTGAACCAATAATGAGACTCGATAGCCTTCTGTACCTTTGGGTCTCTTGTCATATAGACACTGCTGCCTGTACTCTTACCCTCAAAGACAATGCGCATCCGCTCGTTACCTACCATAACGCTGAATGCCAAATCCGAACCAGCTTGATATTTATTAAACATGATTATACCTTATTATATATATGTGTTACTAAAAAAGGGATGGGGCTAGTGCCCACACCCCTCACTATTTAATGAATAATTTGCAATTCTACCTGCTTTTAGGCAGCAGCCTTGGTCTCTTCTGTATCAGTTGCACCTTCTGTTGCAGGAACCGCAGCAAGGCGCATACGAGCGTGTGCCTTAGGGTACTTCAAGTACAGACAAGCTACCTCCTGAATAACTACTGCATCGGTGTTACGGATGCCAGCCGCCTTCAAGTCGAGCACGTTTCGTGTCCAAGACAAGTGTACTCGCTTAACCAAGAACTCAGGGTCAAGGGCAAAGCCGCAGTCACTCATACCGAAGAGGTCGAACAACTCAGAGTGAATCATCAGTACCTCACCGAAGTCAGTCTCCCAACTCTTGAACTTCAACTTCCAAATATCAACGGTGTCCTTCAAACGGAACTTGTCAGAATCAATCTTACTGAATGCGCTTACGAAGTCAGAACCAGCGATAATCACCTTGCGCTTGTTGCCGATACCAGTACCCACAAACAAGTCTTTGGAAATGTCAACCAACTCCAAGTCTGTAATCACTCGCTCGTTCTTGTTGTAGCCCTTCTTCATATCATCAGCAGTAGCAACATGACCTACCTCAATATCCTTACCAGCCATCCACCAGATACCCTTGGTAAACCACTGGGCAGAACCATTCTTAACCTCATGCTTGATGCAAGCCATATCACCGAAGAGATAAGTACCCTCCATGGCAAGACGCATATCATAGATGCTATCCTCCTCAATGTCCGAGAAGTCCCAATCTACTCGCTTGGCAGCAATCTTATCGAAGGTACTCTGCTCAACCTGAATCATGAAGTTCTGACAATACTGGGTCTCAGATGCAGGAAGGTTGTTGAAACGACCCGTCTGAACGTCCATTTCACCACAACTCTTAGCCATACGGATAAGCTTCTGACCCTTCTTCAAGGCTGGAACACCGATAGCCTGCTTGTTAATCAACTTACCATTTACGGCATATACAATAGGGTAGCCCTCTGTGTCCTTACCGCAAACGCAAAGTTCCAAATCAGGAGTAGGAGCATCAGTAATGGTAGAATATGCAACACCCTTATAGTTGGTAATCGCTTTCACACCTACCACTCGGATGGTATCATCCAGCGTAAACATGGTAGGGTCTTCTACCTTCAATGTCATAGATGTACCAGTACTCTCCGTTGTTGCTTCCTTCACGGTAGTCTTGATAGGACGTGTACCGATACTCCAATACTCAACTACAAACGAGTTGGCAGACTTGGTTGTAGCATAGCGTGAAATCTGGTCAACTGGAGTAGCCATCGGGCGAATCTTGGTAATCTTCTCATCAATGTCGTTCAGATAATACTCCGTGCCATTCTCGTTATAGTGCTCACGACCCTGAGTCTCGCTCTTGATACCATCATCCTGACGTGCCGCACCGCCATTGCCAGCCTCACCAGCAGCAGGAGCACCACCAGCCTCGGCAGGAGAACCACTCTCGGTACTACCGCCATCAGGCAGATTTGCCGCCTCAGCCATGATAACCTGACCATTCACTCCAAAAATAACTGCCATAACCATCAGAAAGACGGAAAGCAGCCGATTAAATGTACTTTTCTTCATTGTTATTCTGAATATTAATTAAACATTATATATTATCTTTTCACTTTGTCGAATTATCTAATGTGTGTTCTCTTCTCGTTGCCACGTTCCCAGACGTTACCCCTACGTGATACCCTGCCCACGGCACCAAGGTCAGGCTGGTTATCCGTTGGCTTGGTCTCCGCATTGGCAGAATCAAGGTCGGCAGTACCATCACCCCTCTTTCTCAGTTCAAGGTTCTTGACGTGCTTGCTGTTCTTGCCACGAACCTCACCTTCATGTGCTGCATCAGCCACATCGGTATCATGGTTCTTAGCCTTAATGAAAGCAGTAATCATTTCCTCTGTAAACTTACCAGTAACCACATTGCGCATAGTCTGAAAGCACTGGTCGATGGCATCATTCACAGCTTCCTCACCATACTTCTCCTCCAACTTATCAAACACCTCATAACTGGAAGGCATGTTCTTGTCATACTCCTCCTGCAATTTCTTGTCGTTGGCAGCATTCTGCAAGAACTCCGACTGAGCCGATGCAATCTCATCCGCATTGTCAGGGTCAGAGTAGTAGTCAATGGCATCCTCACCATGGGTACGAATCAACTCAGCATAAGGACTCTTGCCAGCCTTCATCGCTTGCAGGAAGGTAGCCGCCTCAGGGTCACTACCCAGCCAATCACCCATCGCCTTCTCGTTATCCTTGTACCCCTGCAAAGCCTTCTGGTCGGCATCATAATCATCATTGATGGCTCCATACATAGCTTCATCATCCGCATACTCCGTATCAGGATGGCGGGTCTTCAAACGCTCCAAAGCCAAGTCTCTCTTGGTCTTCGTTTCCTGCTGTTTTGCAGCACCAGCATTCTGCTCAATATTTGTATTTTCGTCCATATATATATGTGTAAATTTATAAATCAATGCCCAAAATTAATGCTTTTTTCCGATTTTCATCTTTTATCCGTTAATTTAGTCTAATCGGATGCGACTAATTCAATACTTTTTTGTATATTTGCAGGGTCAGATATGAAATATAAGGATTCACGATGCTATTTTATACAGGAACGTGATGCTGATTTATTGAGGGCTTACAAAGAAATTATTAAGGTAAGAGACAATATCAGACTCTCAGAGATTGAGGAAAAGCTAGCCCAGTCTCCGAGCAGAAGATTTTGGGTTTCAGAAGACCGTGCTTATATAGTCATATTAGACTTACTGAAAGGAAAACCACTTGATAACATGATTCCTACCCGAAAGGAAATGTATCAGGAGATTTTCAGACGATTCCAGATTCATAAGAGTAATGAGCCATATCTCAGTAATATGGATATTATCAAACGTGTATGTGCTGAAAAAGCACCCAGTTTCTATTTGACTCCTCAAAGCATACACGTAATTCTTAGCAGGGTGAGAAAGGAGGAGAAGCAAAGATGCTACGAGAGACGAAAGAGAAGATTGCGCTTTATGCTGGGTACATTATAATAATGTGTATCACTTTTTGGGGATATGATGGCATGGGTCTCTCAGACGGTTGCTCTATTCAGAACCGACTAAGCTACCCTTTCTTTCATCAGAACATCTTTCATGCAGCCATCAACCTTTCCGTCTTCCATCAATGCTACCGAGCCATCCCTTGCGGCATCGGTCACTTGGTGGTGTTCTATCTCATAGCCATCAGTTATCCCTTCACCTCATCCGTACCAATCATCGGTCTCAGCGGATTTATCTATGCTTACATGGGCTTTATCGCCCCCTACGTGGAGAATAAGGTAAGATACAATCTCACCATTCTCCTATATATCTGTGTTGGAATCTTCTTCCCTTGCATGGCAGTTGGAGTCCACATCTATTGCTATGTACTTGGTCTGTTGTGGGGTTATTTAAATGCACCGCTATGCCAAGACAAGTAACCGCCAAACTCACTGATGCTCTAGACAAACACGTATTGGGCATCCTGAAGGAGAACGAGAAACGCATCAAGGAAATCAACACACCATTCAATCCCATCAAGGGTGAAGGTTGTGGAGACAAGCGATTCATGCTCTTCCTTCCCGACTTCCCGATACAGAAGCAGCAGCTTCCAGTTTCAATGAAGAAGATTCCGCTCGTCAAGATGCTCATCGAACTGGGTAGCTGCAAGGCAGTAATCGAGGAACTGCACAAGGATATAGACGAGCCGTACAACCTAGAGGAAGAAATGGAGCAACTGGTGGAGCAGTTCACTCGCATCAGAATGAAACACGACCCCTTCTTCTTCTTCGCCACGTTCATCTATATCAAACCGAAAGGTGGAGGTCTCCCCTTCCGATTTGTACTCAGAAGACCGCAGCGCAGACTGCTCAGGTGGCTGGAGGAGCGAAGAAAGAAAAATCGCCCTATCCGTCTCATCCTGCTGAAAGCCCGACAATGGGGAGGTTCCACGGTCATACAGATGTACTTCCTCTGGCTGCAACTCATGTGGCAGAAGGGTCTCAACTCGCTCATTATTGCTCAGGTCAAGGACACCGCAGAAACCATCCGAGGAATGTTCGATGAAGCGTTGAAGGAATTTCCAACCAAGTTCCTGCACGAAATGGGCGAAGTATATTCTGAGAGCGAGCCTAAGTTTGTTGGAGTGGGAACATCAGGAAACGTGAAGAAGGTTCCTCAGCGATTCTGCAAGATTAAGGTGGGTTCCATGCAGAAACCTACTTCTGCCAATGGTGAAGATTACAACCTCATCCACTGCTCTGAGGTAGGATTGTGGGAGAAGACAGAAGGAAAGTCTCCTGAGGAGGTTATCCAGAATGCCACCAATGGCGTGCTCTACCGACCATACACAATGATTGTATATGAATCAACCGCCAATGGTACAGGAAACTTCTTCCATCAGGAGTGGCTGGCAGCAGAGAAAGGTGAATCTGTATTTGAGCCGTTCTTCGTCCCTTGGTTTGAGATTTACGACCTCTACCATCTTGACTTCGAGAGCAAGAAACAGAAAGAGGAGTTCGCCAAATGGCTATACGAAAACCGCAACAACACCAACACGATGTCGAATCGTGAGGAGCCAGTAACTTATCTTTGGAAGCTGTGGCAGATGGGAGCACCGTTGGAAGCTCTTAACTGGTATATCGTGGAACGCAAGAAGTTCACTGACCACGGAGATATGGCTAGCGGATTCCCTTCTGACCCAGTAGAAGCCTTCAAGCACTCAGGAGCCAAGGTATTTGCAGAGGAGAAGGTTGACCAGTTCAAGAAAGGTTGCAGAGCACCTAAGTTCATCGGCGATGTGTATGGTGATGGCTACAAGGGTAAGAAGTGCCTACAGAACGTGCGGTTCTCGGAAGACAAGACTGGGCAGTTATGGATATGGAGCAAGCCTGAGTACTTTGACGATTGCAAGGTAACCAACCGCTATCTGGTTGTCGTGGATATTGGCGGTAGAGGTAGCAAGGCTGACTGGTCTGTTATCTGTGTCTTCGACCGTTATTGGATGATGGAAGGCGGCAAACCATACGTGGTAGCCCAATGGTACGGACACATAGATATGGACTTGCTGGCATGGAAGGCTGCCCAGATAGCAAAGTTCTACGACAATGCCCTGCTGGTGATAGAATCCAACACCTTGGAGACGAAAGACAAGGAGCACATCTTGGAAGGTGGCGACCAGTCTGAGTTCATCCTGAATCAAATCAAGGATGAGTACGATAATCTCTATGCACGCAAGCAGAGCGAAGCAGACATCAAGGAAGGTCTTCCACGTAAGTACGGATTCCATACCAATGTGGCAACCAAGCCAATGGTTATCTCAGTTCTGGTTCAGGTAGTCAGAGAACATCTATACGTTGAGCGAGACCAGCGATGCCTGAACGAGTTCCTTACCTACGAGCGTAAGAAGAACGGAGCATACGGAGCCATCGACGGAAAGCACGATGATTTGCTCATGACTAGAGCCATCGGACTCCACATCTGTTTCAATGAAATGGAAATGCCAAAGATGATACAGAATCAGGCAAGAGTAATGAGAAGAAAGGTTTCTGTTTCGGCAGCAACCATCATATAGTTTCAAACAATAATAATTACGATTATGAAAGTAACAAAGATTTTCAAGCGCATCAAGTGCGAAATCATGTACCGCCAAGCTACGGCTAAGGCAGACTACGCATCCAAGAAGAACAATGGTGAAATCTTCTACGTCCTTCCTACGCAGAAGGGCAACCTGATGATTATGAACCGCTCGCTCTTCGAGGCATTCAAGAAGACCAAACTGGTAGACAGCGACATGAAGGTCAGAGACCTCTTCAAGGATTGCGTCTACCACACCAACTGCAAGAGCAAGAAAGGCAAGGAAAGCCGCAAGCGCAAGTTCCTCCGCTGGAAGGGCTTAATCTAAAAAATATCCCACCTAAATAAACGGATAAAAGATAGGTAGAGAAATTTCTGCCTATCTTTGCACTATTATTAATAATGTGTATCAAATATGATTTATAAAATTGTACAAGGCAACGCTTTCAAACTCCACATCTTGGTGAGAAAGATGGATATGTCTAAGGAGTTCAACCGCTTGGTTGACTTCGATATAACTCAGGCATCCGACATCAAGGTGGAACTGCAATGCTGTTTCGATGATTCCATCATCGTGCCAACGTCCATCGGTGGCATAGAGCATAATGTGCTGGTGTGCAATATCCCATCCACCCTAGACATCGGCAACTACAATGTAGCCGTATCATGGAACTACGATGGTTATGCCATGAAGAGTGTGGAGCGAAACATCTTGCAGATTATTGAGACCAATCATAGGGTGAAGGTTCCTTGTGGAGTCTTCCAAGGCGAAACGGTTGGAATGTTCGACCTTCGCTATTATATGGTCACTAAGAACCAGTCAGACTGCACCTTTGTCTACTCATTGGATGATGTTACCATCTCCTCTACTCCTGCCACATTGAAGCTGGGCGAGAAGTATGAGGCAACGCTGACTCCAGCCGAAGGATTCAACCTCGGTTTGGTGAAGGTAGTCATGGACGGAACCGACATCACAAGAGAAGCCTATAAGGATGGCAAGATAGAGATTCCAGCCGTATCAGGCTACGTAAGCATCATGGCAAATGGCGATGATAACATCTACTATTACGGAGCCACCGCTGCCAAGGATATGTGCCAGTTCAACATGGAAGACCTTACAAAAGTAGTAGGCGACATCGTAGACAAGTCTATCAACATCACCACCACCAAGGAGAAACCATACATCTGGTTTGCCAGCCGTGTGCCAGTAGAGTTCTATCAGTCAGGACTCACCGCATCCCTCTACTCCACCAAGATAGGCGACATCTACTATTATTGGACAGATGAGTTGAAAGCAGGAGAATATATATATAACGCAAAATTAAAATAATATGGCAAAAGAAACCGTTTATAACAACACGCTCGTAAGTGGAGCAGCCGACGAGACCTTGACATACACCAGATACGTCAAGGATGAGAGTTCGGGTAAATCCACCGAGGAGCTTCTTGACGAGAAGGTCAACAAGACCGACCAACTCGGAACTACGCAGATTGCCGACAAAGCCGTTACTACAGAGAAATTGGAGAATGAATCGGTAACCACCGACAAACTGGATGCTGCATCCGTCACCACCGACAAGGTAGCAGATGCCAACATCACCACCTCCAAACTTGCAGACTCATCCGTAGAGACCGAAAAAATCAACAATAAGGCAGTAACCACGGATAAGTTGAATGATGGCGCAGTTGACAATTCCAAACTCTCCCCTAATGCGGTAACATCGGAAAAGATTAAGAATGAGTCTATCATCACCGAAAAGCTCAACGACCGAGCCGTAACCACGGAGAAGGTGGAGGAGAAGGCTATCACCAATGCAAAGTTGGGCGACCAGTCTGTTGATGGCAGAGCAGTTCGTGAAGCATCCTTGGAGACCAAACATTTCGCCAACGAGTCTGTAACAACAGAAAAGGTAGCAAGAAAGTCTATCACCAAGGACAAACTTGCCGACAATGCAGTCGATTCTTCTCAGGTAGTAGATGGCAGCATCAGAAACGCCAAGTTGTCTCCCGATTCTGTAACTACCGAGAAAATCAAGGATGGTTCCGTCACAAATGAAAAGATAGCAGATAACACGCTTGGCATCGGAAAGTTCGACCCAGAGCTTCGCAAAACCATCCAAGCAGCCACTGGTCTCCCTGAGGATTTGAATCAGATGATTCAAGATATAGACCAGTCTGTCAAGCAGCTTCACGAGAAGGACACAGACCTCCAGTCTCAAATTGACGATAAGCAGCAGCAAATCACCGCCAACGATGGTGATATTTCATTGTTGCAGACTCGCAGCACTCAGATGGAGGAAGCCATCAAGGGCATTTCCGCAAGTGGTGGTGCAAGCCAAGCCTCAGCAGTAACATACGAGAATACAGAGAGTGGTCTTGATTCTGTAACTGCACAGGGAGCCATTGATGAACTTGCAAGCAAGAACAAATCTCAGGACACAGAGATTGCCAAGAAAGCCAACTCTGCCGATGTTGACTCTCAGATTCAGACTGAGCAGGAAAGAGTCAACGCTGAACTTGACAAGAAATTCGACAAGGAGAATATTACCCAAGAGTTCGGTGATTCAGAGGATAAGGTAGTCTCCCAGTTTGCTCTTCCATTCCGTGAAATTGAATCTCCAGAGTTTATCAAGGCAATAGTAGATGCAGAAGACCACTTCCTTTTTGGTATTCAACTTGATGGTTCCATTGATTGGGGCAAGGGTATTCCTGCACCTATTAGACAGAGAATCCAAGAAGTCTTGAATCATGTAGGTGATGAATTTGCTAGTTTATCAGACAAGATAGAATCCATCAAACTTGAATTGTCTGGCTCTTTACAAACTTATCAGCAAACAACAGATGCTACTCTTGCCAACCTACAAGAAACCAAGGTTAATAAGGAGGAAGGCAAGTCTCTCATTGAGAATGAAGTAAAAGAATGCTTTAGAATAATTGAGAATGAAGAGTTTATCTGGGCTATAGTAGATTCAGAGGATAGAGTTATGTTTGGTTTCTACAGAGCAACTGGCACGCCTTATTATCCTCTTAATGAAATGTATCATGTCATTCAGAATGAGGAATACTTTGCTGCTTGGGTTACTACTGACAATAAAGTAGTACTTGGGCTTAGAAGAGACGGAGAGGTTATTGGTGAGATTCATGCTGTCAATGCCTTGAAACACGTTATATCTCAGCTTCAATCAGACCTTGCATCATTGCAGGAGAAGGTAGGTACAATAGATACTAACCTTAAAGAACTTCTCGATGTTTTCTCTTTGCAGGAGAATCCTGAGTATATGGCAGTAGAGAAAGATGCAGAAGGAAAGGTTCTGTCTGCTACTTATAGTGATGGTAGTCACTATTCTCATAACTTGAAATCTGAAACCATTGATGATAAGGTTGATAAAGAACAAGGCAAGTCTCTCATAGATTCTGATGTGGCTGGTGCTCATTGTGCTTTTGAAGACCCAGAGGAGAGGTTCAACATAGAACTTGATTCTGAAAGCAGAGTATTGTCTTATAGGGACAAGAATGGCATTAAAAATGAGAACGTAGGATTCAATACGCCAAATTATTATAAGAATTGGAAGAAATGTGAGTGGATAGAAGATTCTGATGTTATTCCTATCGTGAAGAAATCAGATGATATTCCATTAAGCATTCTTGATGGTGTATCAAATCATAACACTCCAAACTTAATAGTTCCGTCAGATATTCAAAAAACTTTCAATGACGGAACTCATAGCTTTACACCTCCTAATGCTGGTTATGAAATGTCTAACCGCATAGAATGCGAGGCAGGAGACTGGTTTACTCGTACAGGTACTGCTACAGGTATGATAGTTGTAACTGATTCCAATGACAAGAACGGACAGAGATTGTTTAATTCTGATGGAACTACATTGGGAAGTACCTTCCAAATACCAGAAGAATTAACTTGGGTAAAATATATACGAATGGCAGTTGATGCAGCAGCAGCAAAAGCAGGAGAGGTAGTTATCTGTAGAGGAAAGAAGGCATATAGTGGAGAATTAAATGGAGATTTCCTTACTTTGGATAAACTCCGTGTGATGAAATCAAATATGCCTAAAGATTTGCGCTTTCTCAAAACGTCAAATGGAGACTATTATGAACTTTATATTGATGAGAAAGACTTTTCTGTAAAAGCCAGAAAGATAGACCCATCAGTTATAACAGACCTACCAGATGATTTCCCAGTATTTAATGCAAAGGGAGACTTCAGTAAATATTTTAATTATTTGGTTGCAATGCCTATTTCTTATATGGTGGAACAAAACCAAAATGGAGTCACAGCATATCAAAAAATGGGAGCAAATGCTTATTATTATGCCGAGTTTAGAAAGGAAAGGTCTTTAAGTGGTCAAGTTAGATATGTCGCTATGCATCCTTATTATTCTTACAAAGGAGTAAAAGGAGAGATTGGACTTACTATTTATGACAAGAAATTTAATGTAGTTGAGACAAATATTAAAGCATCAAATGTGATGCCTGACGCACATGACTTTGTATATATAGATGATAACCATGTCATTTTAGTAGGATATGGTGAAAAGAAAAATATAACTATTACACAAGGAAGTGTGTCTTTAAATATACTCTCACAAAGTATATATATATCTGAGATAAAGAAAATAAATGGTCATTGGACTGAATTAGCATCTTTTGATACAAATGACTATCCTCAGTTGTTAACAGATGGCATAAATAATGGTTGTGATTTTGTTAGGACACATTGGAATACAGTACAATTAGACTATGATGGTAATTTACTTATCAATATGCGCGATATGAATTGTTTCTGGAAAATAAAGCGTGTGGTTGACACCAGTGGTAATATTACTATTGGTTCAAAGACAAAAGACTATAATGAAGCTATTATCGGAAGGGTTGGTGGAGTATATAATTCTGGATATATTGATAGTAAGAGAGTTCTTGAAGAAGGTTTTCAATTTACAGATATTCCTTCATCTTTAGGTGGACGTTCTTCTGACGAGCCTTCTTTATGGAATTTCTATCATGAGCACGATGTTACATATTGGGGAAAGAAAATGATTAGTGGCGAAGAATATCCTACATATATATTGTTTGACAACAATATGTGGACAGGAGAAACACCTACAGGTAACTATTATGATGTCAATCCAAGAAATAATTACAAAAACAATCCTAATGGAAATAACGACCATTATTTTGTTGCCAGTAAGTCAGATAACGGGGCTTATGATGAAAAAATGGTTTCTCGTATTGTTCAGCTAAGTATAGATTGGACAAATCATCTTATCAAGGACTATAAAGTATATGAGATTTCAAAGAAGTATTCATACACAAGAAGCTCTGTTCAGATGTTTGATGAAGGCGTTTTGCTTATATCTTGGGCTGACCAAAGTTCCGTAGGGTTATATGACTTCAATGATGAATCCACTGAAATAAATGGGAAACTTCTAAAGAATGGAAAAGAATTGTTCTCTGCAAAAATATATACATACAGAGTGCATGGCTATAAATAATTAAAAAAATGAATATTATGAATAAGTGTTTAATTACAAAGCTAGAAGGAAGTGTTAATAATAACAACCTTCTTAAAATTGGAGAAATGCGACTGAGGATTGCAAAAAATGTAACTCCTACATCTACAGGGAGAAAAATAGATTTTAATGTTAGTAAACCTATTACTCTCGGAATCGTAGGAGAGGGTTAGTTTACAGATAGCAATCTTGCTGAAAACAAAGGCAAGACTGTTACTTTAAATCCTGGTGAAAAAAGTATTTTTGTTAGCAATGATGTGGAAGAGATTGCTATCCTTGACAAATACAGTATAATTAGATTTTCAAGCAATTATGGCAAGACTCTTTCTTTAGATATTTCAGCTTTAAAATATTCTACAGCTCTTGTTGAATTGTATTTACCTAACACACAGGTTGATGGTAATATAGGCGATTTGAAAGCTCTTACTGCTTTGACTAAGTTATATTTACCTAACACACAGGTTGATGGTAATATAGGCGATTTGAAAGCTCTTACTGCTTTGCAGTATCTATTTGTATTTGGTACAAAGGTTAATGGCAATATAGGAGATTTAAAAGCTCTTACTGCTTTGACTAGCCTTAATATGGATGGTACACAGGTTAATGGCAATATAGGAAATTTAAAAGCTCTTACCGCTTTGACTAGCCTTAGTCTGAGTGGTACACAGGTTAATGGCAATATAGGAGATTTAAAAGCTCTTACCGCTTTGACTAACCTTAGTCTGAATGGTACACAGGTTAATGGCAATATAGGAGATTTAAAAGCTCTTACAGCTTTGACTAATTTAAATATATCTAACAGCCAAACTCCTTTGACAGGAGATGTTGGTACATTAGGTACTTTAACCAAGTGTACAGATATAGGTTTAAAATATTGCAAATTAACAGGTGATTTGGCAACTCTTCCTTCTGTATGTCGATTTATTTCATTCTCTAACGACAAAGGTTCAGTATTCACATGGGGCACTCGTCCATCTTCTGCTAAGATTATTGCCATTGAAGGTACAGCATCCCTTACTAACATTGACAAGATGTTGCAAGACCAAGCACAATGTCAGGTTGGATTTTCGTCAGGAGATGGTGTATGGTATAAGATTATCCAAGTCGCTGGAAACCGCACCTCTGCATCCGATGATGCAGTAGCAACTTTGCAACAGAAGGGATACACTGTCAGCATAAATAAAGTATAAGTTTAACCTTAAAAAGAAAGGAAACAAAATATGAATAAGTTAACAAAGAAGTATAAGGTAGTACATGAGGAAACCAAGATGGTATTCCCTCTCACAGAGGAAGGTAACAATAATGATGTATTCCCATCAGTGAATGCCACCGCAGTAGAGTTTGACACATACCCAGAAGCCAAGGCTTACGTAGATGAGCATAACTTGGTGTATGAGGAACCAAAGTATGGGGAGTAACCCATATAGATAGATAAAGAAGAAGGGAGTGTTGCTTAGCACTCCCTTTTCTTGTATTCACTCTTCAAGTTTTTCTATTTCTATTTTAACTTAGGCAGTTCATCATCATCTACTGCATCAGGTAATTGGATAACCAAGCACTCATTTCCTGACTTCTTTAAGCATAAACTACCAAAAACAAGAAACGCAATATCAACAATAGGCAGGAATATACCCATAAGGATATAATCAGAAACTGGTGCGTCTATATGTATTGCCAAAGCAATAAATGCAGCATCAATGATTATACAACCAAGTATGCCTATAGTATAAGCTATAATTTTCTTCTTCATAAGCTTGAATGTTTAATTGGTGCAAAGATAACTAATTATTTCGGTTCGTCTCTATCAATTAACATTATTAACACTCGAAACATCAAAGAACTTCTCGCACAAACTCCCCATTATATAGCATGGTTCCTCGCTCAGCATATCAATTCCATCCTGCTCACAGATATGAGCTACCACATGAAGAAGCTCATGACCTATTGTATTGATGATGCTGCCATTTGATTCACACTCCCCAATGGCAAGCACACTCCTTCTTTCTGATAGGTTGGAATAGGTAAGCCCCCTATCTCCACTCGATAAAGACAGATGCTTATATGCTTCCGATAACGGATTTCCGTTGCAGCCAATATCCGAAAGAGCATGGCATATCTCATCGGCATCAGGTGGCTGATAACCTATGAAACATACTATGCTCCAATCGTACTTCGGGAGTTCAATCACTCTTCTCATCATAACACATCTTCCCAAGGAATAGGCACACCATTATGGCAGCAGTCGGCATAGAATCGGTTGAAGATAAAACCATCCTTCTGGTCGGCATCATCCACCATATCCTTGATAAACTGGGCTAACTGCTCCTCATCCTTGATGGAAGACTTGTAGAAGTCTGCCCTCGCCATGTTCGCCACATATACATGGTCGTAGCCTATCTTATTCTTCACCTCTACACCCTGACCAAGCAGCAAGGCATCCACCTTCTCCTTATCCCAGAACGAGACACTTACATCACGCTTGGAGGAAGGGTCATACTTGTACATCAGACTCACCGCCCATTCGCACATTTTCTTACTGAAATGATAGCCATTGTATCTGAGATAAGAAACCATTCCCTCAGGTTTGAGGTCATACATATCCAATGGCATTCTGCATTTTCCCATATTGCTGAATATTAAAGGGAGTCTGGTTCCGACATAAATGTCACTACCAAAACTCCCAAGTTAAACACTAGCGACCGCCACCATTGTAGCCGCCACCACCTCTTTCACCATAGCGGTTCGGGTAGTTCCAATCATCATTGACGTTGTTGAATCTACGTCTGTTCTCACGCTCTTCACGTTCCTCACGCTCTCTTCTCCAATCGTCACGATAATCAGGCATACGCTCACCCATACGCTCCTGCTTCATCTTTTTTAGGCAGGACATAGCCTTGCTGCCAAAACCAAGCATGGATTCGATGTTGTCATACAAATCATCGAACTTATCTTCTGTAATCTCAATCATTACCATAATCATAAGATTTTAAATGAATAAATAGGTAGGAGATTACTTGCTCATGGTCTGCTGGAGCCATCCCATCATCTTGTCAATCTTGCCCTCAATGCCTGAAACCTTACCTTCCAGTTTATTGATTTTCTCGGTCTGTTCCTTCTCCTTGGCTATCTGGGGGTTGAGTTGCTGTAGCATTCCCTCACAAGATTCTACTACCCTCTTGTTGTAATCTACGCTCTCCAGTATCGCCTTGGATTGTCTCAGCATGGCATCCACCTCTGCACTCATGGCATCCTTGTTGTCGCTAACCACAAGATTCTTGTCGTTGGCTATCTGTCCGTTTGCTGGCAGTTGCTTGAAATCCACTTCCTCATCACCCAGCTTCACCTTTACGTCAACTACGGTCTCCATAGGCTGAGGAGTAAAGCCGTTATTAAAGGTTGGGTATTTCGTCTGAGGATTGCTTACTGAAACCACCTGACCGATTCGCAAGTTCGGGTTCTCGCCCTTGTCTAGGACATAGAATAAAGAATTAGTTCTTAAACCTTGAAACATAATGTAATCTCCTATTATCTATTCTTGTTAAACAATACCCGACATCATCTGTAGGGTGTTAGTGTCTCTCTCAAACCAGAACTGATAAACACCAGTTCCCTGCACGTCTGCAACCGTCAATGGTTCGCCATTATACTTGGTCACAGCCTGAGTACTTCCGTTGGTCTCGAAAAGGATAGGCAGCGTACCAGTCGTTCCTGTCGGAATAGCCTGCATCAGGTTCACGAAAATCGTTCCTCTATAGCTGGCATTCACGAAGGCGTGGTTTTTGAACGAGAAAACAACATTGTTGGTGTTCACCACCACGCCCGTAGAAGCGATAGCTGCCGAACCATTACGATTCACCCATGTAAATGGTCTTAACCAAAACATAGCAGCCTCCTTTCCTTATTAACCCCAGAATCCTGCATTGTTAGCAGCATTCAAACCATACAAGCCAGCCTGATAAGCAACGCAGTTAGGAACCGCAGTAAATGGGCTGTAAGGAGTTGTCACGGTCTCAGGCAACTTACACTTGATACCAGCCACCTCGTTCTGCAAGCCAGCCAATACCTGATTGATAGGAGCCACAGCCTGACCAACAATCTGAGAGGTCATAGCAGAAGACTTGAAGGTGCTGTTCTCTTCACGAAGAGCATCAATCTTGTTCTGTAACTCTCTCATTTCAGCTTGCTTTTGTCCGTCAACGATAGTCTGAGTACTCTCCTTGATAGCGTTGTGCAAGTCACAAGTCTGTCTCTGAGTCTCGTAAGCGACATTGGAGAAACCACGCTCCTGACCTACTGCCACATTGTTGATGGCATTCTGCAAGGTTCCTGTCTGCTGGCAGATAGCCAAGCGGTTCTCGCAGCAGCAGTTAGCAATCTGCTGAGCAATCTGCATATTACCCTGCTGCAAGGCATTGATAGTCTGCATACCGCTCATACCAACCTGATTACCTACACTCTGAACCTGAGAAGTCAAGGCAGAAATGGCACTCTGAATCTGACCCTCAGTACAGTTCAACTGGGTAGCCAAATTGCTGAGCGCATTGCGATTTCCACCGATGGCATCCATCAGAAGACCACGATCATAGTCATTGTTAATCTCGTTGGCGAGACCACCACGACCATTATTGCCGAAACCACCCCAGCCGTTACCTCCCCAGCCCATGAGGAAGAAAAGGAAGATTACCCAGATAAACAAGCCACCTTCACCACCGAAACCATTGTTTCCCTTCATGGCAAGAAGGACATTTGGGTCAACACCCTGCTTCTGGAGCAGAGGCGCAAGAAGACCGAGCATCCCATTGTTAGATGTTGAGCCTTCGTTTCCGAATACATACGTTTTACTTTCCATATTATCCTGAAATCTTTTTTTGTTAAACACTAAATTATGATTCTCACTTTGTAACGTTACGAGCACAAAGATACGAATAATATGAATAGAGATTGATAAACTCGTAAAAGATTCTATAAATGCCTGACTAGGAAAGATTTATGGTTACGGAAAAGGTCGTAAATATACAGGAGGGGCGATTGGGTCTCTCCTATATATATAATGTGTAGCGATTACTAAAGATGGATGCCGTACTTTCGTGATAGCTTGCGGAAGAAAGCCTTCTTATTGGCAAAGTATCGGATAAGCGACTTATTCCACTTCTTCTCATGCCCGAACTGGTCATGGATGCCTTCTGGTATCTTGCCATCGTGAACATACTTTTCAAAGGATGAGATAGACTTTCCCATTTCATTAGCACACCAGCCCTTGTTGGCTTGTGTATCATTCATCATTGCAGTAAGGAGTGCCACCAGTTCCATATCATTCTCTGATAGACCGCAAGGGATAGGTTTGCCTTCCGCTTGGGCAACTGCTGATTCATGCGCCTTATCTGCAAGAGCACGAAGTCCAGCTTCGATGATGCTGTAATTTACTAATTGCGACATAAGCATATAGAATTAAAATGAGTGTAATCAGGAACATATCACAATAGTACATATTGTTTGTGATAACGATAGAGCCGAATATGATGTGTATCACATTGACTCCTGCGATATAGAGTATCGGGATGCGCCACTCTACACACAATCTGTGCAACACCTGACCCTTCCAAAGAGAAATCGGGTAGAGGATATAAGTGATGAAATAGAAGAACCAGACAGGTTCCTCATTCTCTTCATACCACAGCGTTATCTCCATTTTGTTGTCATAGAACTGAGAAACACCATACCATCGCATAAGCATGACCAATATAGGCGCATACTTGAAATAGAGTAAGTCAGTCTTAATCTTGCTGCGTTCGGGGAGAAGTTTTGTAATCTCTCCAATTAACTTCTTGACTCGTAGGTCTTCTTCATCTTTTTTCATAAGCCTTCATTTTTTAAGTTTATAATGATTGGATAATCTTTTGCTGATGTAATCACCTGAAATTCAGATGTTCTTAGATGCTGCAAATATAAAAAGAAATAATGGAAGCATAACAATTTAGGATATTTTTAATAGTTAAACTTTATAAATACTTACAGATTGATAGATTTAGACAAGAAAAAGAGGCAAAAAGTTTCAGATTGAAAGCAATTATCCCCCGAAAGCCCAGCACTTTCAGGGGATAGTCATATATGTATTACTTCTCTGTCTTCGCCTTCTGGTTAGCCACAACCACCTTGTTAGCCTTCTCAAGCACGACAAGAATCTTCTTTCTCAATTCACGAATCTGCTTCATGTCCTCAGCGTTGTAGGCATCCTTGCCATCATCCAAGAAACCTTTCTTCAACTCGGAAATCTCCTGCTTATCAAGTGAAATCTCGTCAATGGCATCAATGGCAGCCTTGTTGGTGTTGTAGTAGCCATCACTCTGACTAGGAGCCGTATCAACCAATAGGTCGTAGGCAGACTTGAATCCGTTCAACTTAGTGTAGAGTTGTTTCAGCTTCAAGTCCTCGAAATCATCCTTCGGAGTGGCGTGAGCCTTGTATATATCCTCGGCATTCAACTTGTGAGGTCTATACTCCTCCCCACTCTCCTCAGCACGTTCCTTCTTCTTGTCTTCCTCATACTTCTTCACCTTCACATCATCCTGCTTGTACTGCTTATACTCCTCAGAGCCGTAGAACCGCTCCAGCATAGAGTAATCGCCATCTACCTTAGCTTGTTTCTTCAACTTGCTCAGGGTATTGGCTGCACGGTCGTGGTTCTCCTTCATATCCCAGAACTCATCACCTTGTTTCTTAGTAACCGGTCTATCATCTGGATTGCTGACGAACTTGCTGAATAATGGAATATCAGCCACCTTGATTTCCTTCGGGTCGTTGAGTGACTTGGTAAGAACACCGAGCACCTGACTGCCCATGGTGTAAGCACCACCGAGATAAGAAGACAAAACATGGTCAACCACAGCAGGGTTATTCAGATTGTATCTTGGGTCACCGAAAGCATCAATGCTATTCTGCTGCACATCAGGATAGTCGTTTCCGATTGAGTTAACCATCTTGGATGCACGAACCAGCCAATCAGGAGTGCCCACGTATGCCTTGGTAAAGTTAGGGTCATACTTGTTGTACTCTGTCTCCTTGAATAATGGCTTACCAGTAAAGTCAACATTGAAAGCCAACTCAAAGACTGGGCGGATGGCATTCGGCATCAGACTGACCGCAATATTTCCGTCATATCCAGTAGGGTCGAGCGGAAGCATATCCACCACCTGACCGAGCAAGTCTTCTGCATACTGGCTCCAACTCTCCTCTGCCAACTCGACACCCATCATCTTGGATGCAATCATATCGCCTACTCCATAGAAGGCACGGAACTCCTGAGCAAGCGGAATCTTCACATACTCATGAGTAAACGGAACCCACATGATAAGGTTGTTTCTTCTATCCCACTTTGTGAACTGCCAGTACTTATCCTTATCATCATCACCGCCCAACAGACTCATCAGGGCAGCGTTAACGATAGGAACCAGCACACCACTCGCCAACCATGATGCAGTAACAGCCGTGAACTTGAAAGGATGATGCTTAGCAAGCGCACCCAAGGTCTGCAAGCTCTGTACTGATGGGTTGATGAAGAGATAGAGATTTCTAATCATCTGCCAGCCATATTCGCCAGTACCCTTGCGGTTGAAGTTCAAGGTCACGTCCTTGGCATCATTCACAGCCTCATCAATGGAACGTCCATACTGAATAGAGGTCATGTAAACAGCAAATCGGTTGCTATCCTCGATTGCTCTGTTCAGGAACTCAATGCCATCCATGATGGTGTGCCCTACTTTAACTGGATTCGTCTTCCATCTATCCAAATCCTTCAAGTCATTCTTGAATTTCTTCTTCAAGTCTTCCACATCAAGTGAAGATACAAAGCCAGTTTCGCCACCATTCATCATGAAGTCATAGAACATCTGTTCCTTAGGAGTAGCGTTTCCGTTGCTTACCTTTTCTCTCAACTTGCCGTTCTGATAATCTTTCAGCATGAATCCGAGATTCCAAGAGGTAGCGAGATTCTTTCTGAGCAGATAGTTGTATTTTGCATCCTCACGAATAGCGGTAGATGCCAGAGTCATGGTCAGGTCTCGGAAGTAGTTGGAAGGAACGAAGAGAGGTGAAAGACTGGTATAGGCAGCAGCCATCTTTCTGCCCAACCAAGCAGCAGCCCTATCAAGTTTGCCGCTCTGAATCTCTCTCACTCGGTGTGCTCTGGTATTGTTCATCGCCTGAGCCAACTGAGGGTCACCATTCACATAGATAACGTACTCCTCGCCATCCTTCATCACTCTTACCTCATGTTCTCTCTCCTCGCTGTGAGTCTGAGGATAGGCAATGTTCAGTCCATCTCTCTTCTGGGTAGCATCGCCAGTCTGAGCCATCTGCTCCATCTTCTGCTCAAAAGCATCAATGGCAGCCTTCACCTGATTGCTATTCATCTGAGAAGTTATCTGAGGTGTAGCAGGAATCCACTCCTCGTTGCCGTTGGCATCAGTACTCTTCACATACCAAGCCTTGCTCAGGGTCAGCAGGGAGGTAGGATGATTCTGAGCCAAGAGCATCAGGTGTTGCTTCACCCAGTTCTTGTTGTTCAGCAGGATTCCACTCTCTGCCATATTCTCGATGTAGGCGATAGGGTCGTCAGCGATAGAGGTTCGTCCGTGTGCCGTCTTCAAGGTCTGATTGAACGCACCCTTGCCACCACCAACATAGTCCCATACTTGGTCGGCAGTAGTGCCATCCCAGCCACGGAGAGGAATATAATGTCTATACATATCACGCACATACTGATAAGTATCTTTGCTCATCATGCCAGCCTTATAGCCATCACGGAGAATCTTCTTGGTAGCAGCATTCGTAGCATTCCATAGGTCTTGCACCTCAGCTACATGACTACTCTCAATATCCCTTACCAGTTTGTGGGCAGCTTCCTCAAAGTCCGAGCCACCGAAGAGAGCCGACAAGCCTGAGTAATCGTAGGCAATACCATTCTTGTCGTAGCGATAGTCCATAAAAGATGGAGAGAATTTCGTTCTGAGCGCATTATCTCTCTGTCTCCAAGTATTGAAATCCACTCTTCCAAACTCCAAATCGCTATCATTGGTAATGCGGTTCATATCGCCCTTGTAAGCCCTGTATGCCGCACTTCTCTGAGCCACGTCCTCAAAGTCAGCATCCAGTGACTTCTTGAAAGCCATCTGAGCATCACGCTCCAAACCATGCTTAGACATCATGTAGATACGTACATTATCATAGCTATCACCCAGTATCTTCTTCATCTGGTGATAAGCCTTTCTGAGTGGCTGCAAGAACTCATTATTATACTCCTCAAACTCGTTCTTGCCCTTACCGTGACTTCTGTTCTCGGCAGTATAGGCATCCTCAGCCATGTTCAGACGGTCAACACCCACTTCCTTCATGATAGCTTCCTGAGCCTTGCGGATAGCCAGCATACTATCTTGAAAGGCGATACGTTTGAGCACAGAACCACGCTGCAACTCTCGGTTGAACTCACCAAGGGCAGTATCATCACTCAGAAGATGCTGCTCGTAGGTTGGAGCAGTCTTCCACAGAGCCATCTGTTTGCGGTACTCGTCCACTCTTCTCAGGAAGTCAACGGCACTCTCACCAGCGTTACGTTGTGGAATGGTTGGTCTCTGAGCATCCTTTGGCAGATTATTATCCTTCTTCCACTGGTTCAAGTCATGTTCAAACTTGTCATAGCGCAAGGAGAATCGGGTATTCCCCACGATATTGGCATTGTTCTCATCGAATATCACGTAGTTGTAATCGCCTTCCTCAGCACCGCCATGAATAAGACCAGCAGGGTACTTGATGCCGACAAAACCATTATCAGAAAGAATCTGACTAGCGGCATTATCGCCTACATAAGTACTCAACTTTCTGTAAAGTTCCTCACCAAGGTCAGCATCCTTAATGTCTCTAACTAGGTCATTGTACCAGATGGTAGCGAGTACATCATCAGGAGTAGCATCCTTCAAATACTCGTTTAAAGCAAGTACATCATCATCTGCCACATAATTCTCAATCACATCCTTAATATCTGATTTCAGTTTCTCAACTCTTCCAGCCACATCTGTTGTGTTAACATAAGTCTTCAATGTATGAGCAATGAAATCATTAAGAGGAGTAGCCTTGAAATCATTGAAACCTTGATTATCTGATACTACCTTATAGGCATCTTCTGCCACCTTCTGCTTATCCAAGGAATCAGGAATTGTTCCTTCCCAATCCAGATAGTTGCTACCATTATCATCAGGAATATCTACATCATAACGGTTGGCATTTCCCTGAGTCAGATAGTCTTCATCAAGGGAATCAATCCACTTCAAACCTTCCTTATACTCTGCAAGTCTATCCTTCAAGTTCTGCTCATACTCAGTTCCCTTCTCTCTATCCTTCAAGTTTTCAAGGGTACGCTGAATATCATTGGCATCAGCACCGACACGTTTCTTGGCAAACTCCTTGGCACTTTCCACACTACCGCCAGTAGCCACATCGTTCACCATTTCACCAAAGACTCTTCTCTTGAAAATATCGCCCTTCACCCCATCAGGGTAGCGCATATTTTTATAGAGGTCTTCCATCTTTCTATTCTTTGCTCTCTGGGCATATTCACGTCCAATCTTGCTAGAGTTGGTAACATACACACCATGACCGAAGCTCTCACTTCCCTCGCCTTCCAAGGCATGAGACAAATCGAACTTGTCAAAGCTAGCACCAGTACCATGATAGGTACGGATGCTAAACTTAGGGTCAGAGCCAGTAAGCAGAGGAGCAATCACATGTTCCGTCAACTGGGTAGGGATTCCGTTGCCGATGATGGTATGACTCAGGTTCTCAGAGAATGGCATCTTGTAATCATCGCTCACTCCTGATACTCTTGCGAGCACTCTACCCATGGCACGATATACCTTGCCGTCAGGCATCACAATCACGTCACCACTCTTGGTTCGGAGTGTTGGCAGCAGTTCATCAGCGAAGGCATGAGGAATCTTTCCGTCAGCATAGGCACTACCCATCACGTACAATGGCTTATCAATGTTTCTCCAGTCAATGCCATCAGCCTTCAAGCGAACGTCCATCCAAGGAGCCACACCATTCTTCTTCTCGGTCAGGGTCGGGATAATATCAGCCACAGCTTCATACCATCCGCTCTTGTGTGCCATCTTCTTTGGCTTTTCAGGAAGTTTGCCATCACGAACCGCACGGACAATCAATCTCTCTCGGTTGGTGTAGCCGCCATAGTCAGCAGCGTTATACACATCTGCATCCCAAGTGTAGCCGTTGGCATCCAGAGCATCGGTGATAGTCTTCATGGCATCCGAATCCTTATATCCCTTCACGTTCTCAATGGTCACAACCTTTGGCTTAATAGCATTGATGAACTCGGCAGTACTAGCAGCAGTCTCCTTGTCAAGTTCCACCTCAGCATGGTTACTCTTCGCCTGAGAGTAGTTCTTGCAGACTGGGCTGGCATGGAAGTACTCCACCTCGCCATCTATCTGCTTCACTAACTCCTTAGGGTCAACATCACGAACATCAGCAGTAACGATGTGCTGCCCGAAGTTGTTGCGATATACACCGCTTATCTTCTCGTCATACTCAACTGCCACCACTGGGTCGATGATACCCTTCAAGCCTTCCTCAACAAGACCGCCACCGCTAAAATATGTTCCAGCCTTAATGAGTGAGCCATCCTTCAGGGAGAACTTAGGTTCCTCGCCATCAATCTCAGCCTTGCGGTTCTCGCCAAGTGCCTGAGCAATATGAATCATCTTCTTGTTAGCCATCTTCCAGCCGCTCGGCATATCATCAATGGCAGTCTTGATAGCATCATCCACCTCATCAGGAGTGTTCAGACTCTTCAAGTCCTCAGCCATATCAGCCGCCCCACTCTCCTTTCCGTCAGCCATATCACGGAGTGAGAAGGACACATCGCCCACGCCCAAGAAAATCTGGTCTTTACGAGCCACGTCCTCAGTAGATTCAGCGAGAGATTTTCTTCTCTCCTCAGGAGTCATGTTCAATCGGGCAGATACGTTACGAGCTTCCACCTCTCCTGAGAGGCGTTTATATCCATCATATCCGATACGGCTAGACTTCTCCAATCTCTCAATCTGCTTGGTTAGGTCGTTGTATCTATCGTTGATTTCATACTTCTTTCTCTGCTGCTCCTCAGGAGACATGGCATAGAACTCCTTTGCTACTGCATCTTTTTCTGCCCTCAACTTGGCGATAGCATCCAAGGCATTCTTGTCAACTATCATTTCACTATTGCCGCCTTGTGCAAATCCTTCCTTCTCCTGAATATAGTGCTGAATCTCGTGAACCAAAGACCTTTTCAGAAGACGAGTTGAGGTTTTGTAATACGTATCCCATCCAGATTTTATTGCCTCACGAATATATCCAAGATTCAGGGTAATGGTATTATCATAATAAGGACCCCCCATCTTCGCTCTACCCTTCTGAATTTTCACATTCTTCAATTCAGGATAAGCATCAAACAACTCAGGGTATTCCTTAAACAAATCGTTTGGTTTCTCCACTATATCTGATAGAGTCAGAGTCTTCTTGTTTATCCATTCCTTCGGGTCACGAAGAACAACATCAGGCATTTCGTATCTCCACTTGCCATCAGCACCACGCTCCCAGCCAGTAGCTGTCTTGATAGCCTTAGCTTTCTTTTTGTTCTTCTCCATATCCTTTGCCACGGAGAGATTATCCATGCGGAAGGTACGCTCCTCTGCCTTGTCAGAAGCAGCCGCACCACGCTCGCCAGCAAGAGAGAATCGAATATTGTCGCTACTATTGATTGCATCCATAGTAACCTTCTGTCTATCCTCAGCATTTCCACGCTCATAGCTGCTTACGTCTAGACCTGCCTTCTTCAAGGCATCTACCACATCGCTTGGAGTATCGCTTGGAACAATAGCCTTTTCAAACTCATCAAGTCCGTAAGGTCTCATAAACTTGGTCTCAAAGTAGAACACCTTATAGTCTTTCTTGATTGTATCAAGCAACTTATTGTATCTATCCATCCACTCATCAGAGACCTCAACATTATAAGCCTTCTTCAAATACTCCTTTTCATTTCCCTTATGGTCGGTAAGTTCTACCATACGAGAAACACCGCTATCATCAAACGCATATCTGTTGTTGGAGCCAACACGGATTTCGTCAGACAACTCCAAGAACTCCTTGGTAATCTTGTCTTTTATCTGGTTATGTCTCTCATCACCAAAAGGAATCAACTTATCCTTGGCATTCTTCATGGCAGCAAGCGTATTAACCTCAGGAGAGTTCTTTGCTATGAACACACCAAGTTCTGAGCCGAAGGCAGTATAGCCGCCAGCCACACCCTGTTTCTTCATGAGCTTCACGGCATTTTCTATAGTATTAGGGATATACTTAGGCTTACCGCTAGGTGTAGTGCCATTATAAAGCATTTCCTCAACACCATATTCCTCTGTCTTCTTATCCAGCCAAGATGGGAAATCATCAGAGAGTTTCTTATCATTCTCAACCTTTTCCTTGGCAGCATCCATCGTGTCGTGAACATCTACCTTTCCATTCTTTCTGTTATTGCGAACCACATCATTCACGAAATCAGCAGCGATATAGAAGTTCTCCACGCCTTCAAGTTCTTCAAGACGTTTCTTCTTCAAAGCAACAAGCAAATGATTACCCTGCTTTTCTGCACTTGCGATACGAGCCTTCAATTTCTCACGTTGAGCATCTACGTCATTATCCTTGCCAGTAGCCTTATTCATCAGTTGAATCAGTTCTGCTACCTCTTTATCAGTATAATCTGTTTTGTTGCCATTATCTGAGATACGCATTACCTCGTTGGTAATGTCGTTGTCATACTTGCCATTCTGATAGATAGTTTCTGGATTCATACCCTTATCAAACAAGTAGTGCCAGTACAATCCGTCACGAACATCGCCACTTGACAAATATCCCTTCCAGCTTTCTCTTACATTGGAATAGATACCATTATCAACATCACCAAGTTTCACGTTCATGTCGGTATTGAAAGCCTTCTCTCCCTGCTTATTCATGATTCTCTCCACCTGAGGATAGGTAGGTGTCCAAGCATCAGCCGTAAAGGTTCCAGCATTCTTGCCAGTTCTCTTAGCCAGTTTCTCTGCCTTAGGAATCAGGGTAATCTCACCATAGTCAGAGTAGATTCCGTTCTTGGAGTCAACAACACCCATAGAAGGAGCCGCAAAACCGCCCTGCTTGATAGCCTTTCTTAGCTTATCAACGCTGATGTTGTGCATACCAAACATAGTCTTCTCATCCTTCAAAGAGAAACGAGGTTCTGCCACCGCCTTAATCTGTCTATCCAAGTCTTTGTACTTATTAAACAGACTATCCAACTCATCCTGATACTTCTCGAAAGATTTACTTCTCAAATCATCCCAAACATCATAAGGAATATCGTTTTCAGAAGACAAGCCATGCTTATCCATATACTCCTTCATCAGTTGCTTGTTGTATTCAATACGCTCTTTGCTCTTCGAGTTGTATGAATCCTCCACTTCCTTCCGTTCCTTTCTCAATCCAGCAGTCTTCTCTCTGTTAGCCTCACGTTGCTTGAAAGCCTTATATCTATCCTCATAAGTAACAGACGATAGTCCACCCTGCTTGTATTCGTGATACTCAGCACCACTTTCGTTGTCGGCATTCTTGTTTGCCGTCACATCAGGAGCATTGAACTCGCTAGGAACGTCACCCTTCACCTCATTCACTTGGTCAGCAAAAGGTCGGTCAAGGTCAAAGAGTTTGTAGTTACCCCAAGCATCCTTATACACATCATCCAATTCATTATGGACTGCCTTATTATAGAATCGTCTCCATCGGTCAGCCAACACTTTCTTCTCGTAATACTCAGGAGAGTTTGAAGGATTGCTCATATCCACCAGAGCATACTGAGCATACTTGTTAGGACGGAGTTTGGAAGCATATTCATAAGCATCCTCTGCCGCTTTTCTCTGTTCCTCATTCTTGATTGAGAACTTCAAAGAAGGATGATTCAGGAACTCCTCGAAAGTTTTTGGCTCATCATTATTAACAGACTGCGCCTGAGAGAACTTTACCTTTGCATAGTCAGCAAATGGCTTTAGCTTACGTTTGCTCGTATCAAGCCACTTGTCGAACTCATCCTTACTTGCTCCAGTAATATTTCCAAGACCTTTCCAACCATCGCTATAGTTGGCGAGATAAGCCTTTTGGGCATCATTCATGGAGTCATAGCCATACATTACCTTATGCTCATCAAACGAGCCATCAGGATTCACTTGGTCAACGACAAACACATCACCATTCCAATTATCAAGGTCTGCCTTGTCGTTGATAAACATATCCAAATGGTCACCATCCTTGCCAAACTTGCCACGGATATAGCCATAGGTATCGTGCATGGTAACTTTCCACTCTTTGCCATCGGCATCCTTTCCTGAGCGTGTTGAACCCTTTGGATTTTCTATTGTGTAATCGTAGCCACCGAACTTGATGTGTCCTTTCTTATAGTTACCACTCTCCTTCTGTGCGTCAGATGGATTGGTTTCAGTTTCTTCAATAGCAGACTTCAAACGGAGAGAGAACTTGGTGTGCTCTGTGATTCTCATATCCTCAGGCTTGAAGATAACATAGTTGGTATCGCCTTCCTCAGCACCACCAAAGTTACGACCAGCCTTATACTTGATGCCAGTATAGCCAAGAGAAGAGAGAAGTTTGCTTGCAGCCTTATCATCATTGAAGCTTGCATCATCCGTAACACTTCTCATTGAGATAGTCTTATAGAAATTGTCAAAGGCTCTATCCTTCTTCAAGTCACTAATATCGTAGCTACGCAAAGAAGGCAGTACTTTAGCTACCTTATCTATCAGTTCATCAGTTATAGGAGCATCCCAATCCAGATAGTTGCTGCCATTATCCTCAGGTATATCCACCTCATAGAGATTCTTACCGCTTGGAACGAAATCATCCCAAGAGATACTATCCAGTTTAGGCATAGCACCCTCCAATACTTCAATTCTCTTCTTGATACTATTAGAAAGAGGATTGTTCGGATGTTTAGCAATCAATGCCTTTTGTCGCTCGATAAGACCAGCCACACCATCCTTGATTGTTCTTTCATGATTCTTGTTGTTCTCTATATACGAACTCAAAGCAGCCTTTTCCAACTTAGTCAACGGAACATCGCCCTTATACATATTTCTGCTGCCATAGTCTCTTGAAAGGTTAGCATAGCTTTTTCCTATCTCTTCCGATGAAGTGACATAGCCGCCCCAACCGAATGCTTGGGAGCCAGCACCCTCGCCCATGTGGTCGAAGTCAAACTCAGTGAAGTCAGCACCGCTACCATGATACACCTTCAACGAGAACTTAGGAGCATCAGCTATCTCCTGATTGATGCTGTTCACAACATCATCAGTAACAATATCGCCCTCCTGAATCTGCTGAGGTTCACGACCAGCCTTGCTTACCAAGTCTGCTTGCTCTGCTCTGGTCAAGATACGGTTCACCTTCATCGCACCAGTAATCACCCAAGGGTCAGTCTCAGGGTTCGGGTTGGTACGATACATATAATAGCCATCAGTAGGCAGATGTTTCAAGCCAGCGAGAGAATGCTGATACTTGCCCGATGGATTGATACCCTCTTGGCGAGCTTCCTCCTGATAATCTACATCAGCAGCATACTCCACCTCAGCGAAGACGAAATTCTTAGGGAAGAGAGTCTTGTTTCCCTCAGCATCCTTGCGGTTGAACTGGATAGCGTAAGGCACTACACCAAGATGCCAGCCTGGTCTATAGGCTAGCTTACCGCTACCGCCTTGCGTTCCCTTTCCGCCCTGCTTAACCTGAGGTCTGCCAGTCTTGCTTTCTCCTGCAATAGGAGCGGCATCAGCATCAAGCCACACACCAACTGGAGTAGCAGCACCATCAGGGTTCGCTACCATTGGTGGATAGAGTTTGCCATCCTTCAATACGAATACCTTGTAGCCAACACCCTTCTTCTTAGGTTCAGGCTTTTGACGGAGAGAGAATGAAACATCTTCGCCAGTCTCGGAGTTCGTTATCTCGCCCTTGGCAGTCTTCACGTAGGCTTGTTCGATAGAGCGGAGAATCAGACGCATATCATCAGAAAACTCCGTTCCATGAAGAGCCATCAGGAAGCTATTGACTATCTCATGCAATCTTGCAAGCAAAGGATGAGACATTTTGAGCAAGAGAGTATGAGCATAGTTTGCGTCTCTTATCCAAATACCCAACTGGTCAGCGACAACCTCTTCTTCAATGGCATTTCTGTCATTCCAATACCTTGCACCACCTTTTTTGTATCGTATTTGCATCTTATCTGTCTCACTATTGAAAGCATCCTCTCCCATCATATCCTTTACAAGAGTCTTCAACTCATCATAAGAAGCAGGATTCTTTGTTCTCATTTCGTGAGTCATTTCGTGACCGAAAATAAACTGAACACCTTCTATAATGGAAGAATCCAATGTAAGATATATAGTATTAGTCTTTTCATCAAACTTTCCATTGAATTGCTTATTAGAGTACAGCCATTGAATATTAGCACCCATTATCTTTGCTATCTTTTCTAAGGTTTTGCGAGTCTTCTCGCCCACGATATTGTCCACGACCTTCATATCATCCACCTTATTTTTTTCAACATCAGCATCACTCTCGGTTTCTGTTTGCTGCTTGCCATTTTCTCTAACTAAGAAAGGTGATTTTGTACGCTGTTCACCCAAAGGTTTCTCGTCAGTTGCATCCTCATGAACTTCAATAGCCTTGCTACCCTCTCTTAGCTTGTCAGGGAACTTATTCTGCTCATTTATCTTCTCATTCTCCTCAGCCTTCTTATCTTCCTCTTCCTGCTTAGCCTTCTGCTCCTCAGCGAATGCAGCGTTATCAGCCACCTTCTTCTGCTCTTCAAGGATATTCTCAGCCTGAGCGATACGAAGATTCTCAATGTAGTTCTTAGCTTCCGATGCCTTGAAACCGCTAGTGATTACGCTGAGCATGGCATTGCGAATATCCTGAGTGTCTAGTGAATCAAGGTTAGATGGACGATTCTCCCACAGACTATGAACAAGGTTATCAATAGTAGTACCCTTGCCATCAGCAGCGAGCAACTGAGTCTTGCCAAAGTCTTCTCTGCTCAGTCCAGTCTCCTGCTTAACACCCTTGCTTGTCTCTGTACCCTCATAGTTGAGAGAGTGAGCACCGAGATTGCTAGCCACATACTCCTCAGCAGTAAGTGGAATGGTATCAGTCACATCAATGCCAGTACCATCATACAGACGATGCAGCAGAGTTCCAACCGTCTCCTTATAGATTTGAGCCACCGCCTCAGCATCATCCTTCACCGCACTCTTCAAGCGAGCGAACTTTCTTCTTGCCTTCTCAATGAGTTCCTTTCTACCCTCAGCAGTATCTTCCACCTTGGCAAGTTGTCTCTCATTATAAGCATCACGGATAGCGATAGCAGAGTCATAAGCCGCCTGAGCATCAGCAATAGCCTTCTCCTTTGCATCCTTAGCCGCCTTCTGTTCCACAAAAGTCTTACCCTTCACGGTCATGTTGCTAGCCTTGTCGAGTGCCTTCTTTGCATCAGACACATATCCAGATACGATACTATCTGCATCCTCACCAAACTGTGAGTCATACAACTCAGCAGTCTGTTCAGCAGTCAGCTTCGAGAAATCAGGATTGCCATCCTCCAGCATAGGAACGATGGTTCCATCTTCAAGGGTAATGGCAGGAACAGCAGGAGTCTGTTCGGTTGCAGGAGTCTCAGCAGATTCAGGAGCAGCAGTCTCCTCAGCAGGAGCAGCAGTCTCGCCCTCTATTGTCGGAGCTTCCACCTCTATTTCACCTCTATCCACTCCACTATTATCCTCTATCATTGAGGTTGCAGGCATAGCTTGTTTGTATTCATCGAGTGTCATGGTAGTAGCAGTTCTCACATCTTTCTTATTGACCGCATGAGGAATAAGAGAGCCATCACTCGTCAATTCCATCACCTTAGCTTTTGCACCTGAATCACGGATAAGAAACAACTGGGAGTTTGGGTATTTTGTATTACCATCCTTGCCGAGTACATCAGCAAGCACCACGTTTCCATTATCATTAAGTATCTGAGTGAAGTCAAAAGAAGGTTGAATCTCTTCTGTCTGTTCAGTCTCCTGATTCTGCTGGGCAGCACGTTCATTCTCCATCTGTTCACGCTCATCCTTGGCAGCTTCCAGTCTCTTCTGGTCTTCCATATCTTTCATCTGCTGCAAGTCTGCAAACGAATATGGTATCTGTACATTTTCGCCCTTAACAAGTTCTGTAGGTACATTACCATCAATAGTAATCATGGCAGTACCATCACCATTATCAGCCAGCACTTCATAAGTATGCTCTGTTCCATCTGCATCAGTAACAGAGAACTGGGAGCCAACTTCAACGGTTCCATCAATGATGCCAGCCACTTTTTTGATAACATTTTCTTTTGCATCATTAATAGCCTGAGCCTTCACATCAGCAGCAGGGAGTTCTTCGATGAGGTCAGCGAACATCATGGCATCAGAGTGTTCCTTTCTGCCAGTTGTCGGGTCATAGTAGATAATCATATCATCACTATTACCCACGTCAATAGAGCCATCATCATGAGTGGCAATATTACCACTGATAATGTACACCTCGTAGTCTTCCAAGCCACCAGTTGCTTTGATGGTTGCCTTACGGACGGTTCCACGACTCAGGTCAGTCATGTTATCCGTTTCCATAGCCGCCTGATGCGCTGCCATATCAACTTCGTCTTGTGCTCCATCCATCACGCCCTGATACTTGGCAGTAGATACTTGGTAATCGTAGATAGCTTGGTCAAGTTTATCATTCTGACCAGTCATAGTTTCCAAGTCTTCATCTGCCATATCATGTAGCTGCTCTGGGGTAATATGCAACATGGCTGCAAGTTCATTTGCCTTGTCGTTCTGCTCCAACTGGATATTGTGCTTGTCTGAATCATCAGCATTGTGACCTTCTGTATAAGCATCATCAAGGTCGTTGGATAATGTCGGAGCAGTATCACCTTCTTCAACCTTATCTTTTGTCTTAGCATCTGCTGCCTGATTGAATCCACGAAGTTTGCTAAGGAACATAGCATAATTGATAACTGCACCTTTCTGCTTAGCAGTCATGGAGTCTGAGCGAGTAGCATCCAAGACGGTTTTAGTCAAGTCTGCATTTGTTGTTACATCAATCTTGCTTTTAATTTCATCCCACTTGTCATTAAACATCATCTGACCGAACTTGTCTGCTTTGGAAACCTGATGTTTGATATTGAAATATCGCACAGCATTTATTGCACCTACAGCAGTTCGAGGAGCCTGCATAAAACCAACAGAATAAAACATTCCAAGGCAAGTATCAATCTGCTTTTCTCTTGCATCAGGATTCGTGAAAACATTGAAGTCACTCCAGCTTCCGTCTCCATCACCCCATGCTGCATGAAGGGCAGTACCAAACTCCTCTTCTGAAATCTCAGCCATCACACCTTGGATTCCAGATTTATTTGTTGCGTTACTCAACCATTTATAGTAAGCATTATTGCCAATCTTTTCAAAGAAAGAAGATACTTTAGAAAGCCCTAACTTTGATAACAACTTAGGTGCTCCAGGTAGATACTCACCGAACATTTCCGAGAAGTTCTCTATTGTAGCAGAGCCAAAGCCATCCTTGATAGCCTTACCAAGACTGACACCTTCATTGAACTTCAAATCGCCATTCTTGTCTTGTGTCACACCACCATTCTCGTTATTCATTCCAACATAACGTTCTATCACATTATTATATGTAGAACCAAGTTGGTTGGTTGCTGCCAATGCTGCACTACCAGCCATATCACCGAGCACACGACCAGTATTCTTAGTAAACCATTTACCAAGAGCACCGAGAGCCATTTTCTCTCCAACCTTTTCTCCAGCCTTAGTAAAACCAGTAGTCATAACATTTCTCCAGCCGCTTAACCTAAAGTCTCCCCAAAACTTTAAGGAGCGACCGCTCATGTCACCATACAGATAAGCCTTTGTGCCATACTGCTGCTGTTTAGCAGCTTCTCCTTGTTGCTGCTGAATAGCACCAAGCATAGCTTGTGCTGCATTTCCTGCATTGGAACCTTTCTTGATTGTTCCATCTTCCATGCCCTTCTTTACTTGGAGCAAATTGTTTGATATAGCTGCATCCATAACACCCTGAGAATATAACTTCGGGTCAAGCATGGTATTAAACATCGCACCAAAATAATTGGAAACATCATTCCACTTATCTTTCCACCAACCAGCATTTTCATTTCTCTGCTTTTGTTCCTTCAACTCCTGAAGCAGAGTAGTACGCAACATCTGATTATAAGCCTTGGCGGTATTATAAGCACCATACTCTACATCAGACAAGCGGTTTGCCTCATTGCTTATTGCTGTATTAAACGAAGAAGGAGCAACTGCTCCACCAGATGCAACAAAAGGGGAACCTTGCAAGTGCATAGACTCATTCAATTCATTAGAACGTCTGTCCTGATTCTCATTAAGCCACTCTTGTCTTCTCTCCATTTGTCGCATAGCAACATCTGTGTCGGACAAATCAGGGTCAGCCTTATCCAACTCAGAAGGAACAATACCCATATCAACAGCATTGTTCCATTCTTCTCCATACTTATCCAATAGATTCTGTTTCTTCTCAGCATCATTCTGAGTATAAGCAGTCTCACTATCAGAGGTAACGTATGCGCCAGTCTTGCCAGTCTCAGAATTGTAAGCGAAATCATCCTTCACCACATTGTTTGCATCACCACCATAAGGAGTTTGATGTGTACCCAAGTTCACACGACCGAAAGCCTTCTGCTGTTTCTGCTTGCGTTGTTTCAGTCTGTTGTATCTGCCAGCATTATTCATTGTCTGCTGAGCACTAGCTGAGATAGCCTGTGCCCTATTCGATACACCAATTTTGTTTTCATCAGCATAGAAAGAACCACCAAAGGCACCACGGAACTCATTGAGACTATTAAATCCCTTTCCCTTCACATTGTGCTTTTTGTAGTTATCATACACTATTTTCTGATACCCCTGACCTTCGAGTCTCTTCTGAAACTCCTTAAAGCTAGGTACAGCAGCCTGAAACATATTGTTTGCAACTGCATCATCATATAGAATCTTTTGATTCTGTGCAATCTCTTTTCTTGTAGCCATATTATAATTATTTTATTCCATGAAGTGTTCTGCCATTAGATGAAGAAGAACCCTTATGTGTTCTGTAAGCCTCTACTATTGTCTGTGCATTTTGAGGTACACCAGCACGTTTCAAACTCCTAGTAACCGCTCTTACTCCATTAGGGTCTTTAGTAGTTAAACCAGCGAGAGTTTTATTATAGTTTTCTTTAGAAGAACCACCTTTATTTTTTCCAGCCTTTTGTGCTCTAGTCACATTAGCGTTGGCATTCTTCTTACTAGTACTTTCCTGCTCTTTATGATGTCGAACAGTTTCTTTGTTTGCAAACTCCTGATTACTTAATTTACCCTTATTGTATTCATCTTGCTGTGCTATCCTCATTTGGTCTAACATGACTTTCGCTCTATTGACTCTATCCATATTATCGTGATACCTCATCTGCTCAGCGAGAGTCAGGTTATTCTTCCGAGCTTCCTCATCAAGAGCGAGTGCCCTCTGATACCCAGCCAACCACGATGCCCGATTCTTCTCTCTCTGAGCATCCATATAAGCCTTGCGTTTATTCACCGCCTTAGTCATATCCGACTCAGGATTGTGTACCACCTTTGCACCTTTGGTAGCGAAGTAGATATTGGATAGCGCACGGAGACCATCACCCAGAGCTGCGATACGAGCCTTGGTACGCTCCTTCTTCTCTCGGTTCGCCCTCTGCTCAGCAGTCTCATTCAGTTCAGGATTCAGTATCTTATACATGTCGGCATAAGACAACTGCTTAGGCTGAGGTTTCGACTCCTCCTTCTTCACGATGGGTACGGATGGTTTATCCTCCTCATCACTTGGCGCACCCTGATTCACGTCCACCCCATTGGCGATAGCTTGCTGAGTAGCGATAGTCTTAGCCCTAGCCGCCTTCATAGCATCATCAGTAGGAGTAGCAGCGTTCATCTGGTCAACCTTCTTGCCAGCCGCATCCAGTTGCTGCTGGGTGAAGACTGGAGCCTGAGTCTGTGCCACCTTGTTGGCGGCATCCACCCCACTCTGCTGCTTGTTGAGAACACTCTGTGTAGTCTTCAATCCGTTATTTGAACGTAACATATCTGATGCTTTCATAGGCTATGCTTTAATCTTCTTTGGCGCATTGTCACCAATCATGTTATTCAAATCATTTGCTACTTGCTGCTGGGTAGGAGCAGCCCCCACCTTTGCATCCAACTTAGCCATATCTGTAGCAGTAGGCGATGCCACAATAGGACGAGCCACCTTACTCTTACCAGCACCACTATCAATCGTTGCAGCGATGTTGGCAGCAGTACCAGCCACACCAGCCACCGCATTAGCGGTATCAGCAGCCTTCTCAGCTTCCAAGCCCATCTGTTGGTTCTGCAACCGGTTCTTGCGCTCTCTATACTGCTGCTCGATGTTATCCTTTCGGGCATCGTTGGCAGCCACAATCTGTGAGGTAGTATCAGCAAGAACCTTGTTGTTTGCCTCCTTTACCGCAGTAGTGGAATCCTCAGTACCACCCATCACCGCCTGTCTACCCTTGGCAGCCTTGTTTCTGTTCTTAATCTGCTCCTGCATCTGGGTGAGCAAGCGAACCGTATCAGCACGCTTGGTCGGGTCGGCATTGTATGTTCGGTCATACCACGCTTGATTTTCTTTCTGTTGCTGGGCAATCATCTGCTCCTGCTTACGTCTCGCCTTGCGGTTAGCTACACCACCAGCGATACTACTTGCAAGTCCAAGACCTGCCCCGATTAATGCTCCTAACATATATATGTATTTTAATTATTAATAATGTGGCAAAGATACAAATACCATCCGAGAATCGTATTTTATCCGTTTATTTGGGTAGGTAAGTTAACGGATAAAGTTTCCGTTTGCCGAATAATTGCTATCTTTGCACTAAAATAGTTAAGACAATGGCAGCAGACAGAAATTCAAAAGGTCAGTTCGAGAAGGGAAGACCGAAGACTGGAGGAAAGCAGAAAGGGTACGAGTCTCCTATCACAAAGGAGTTTCGTGAGCTGTGTGCCGACTTTTCTAGAGAGGCTTGGGAAGACTTCATGGCTGCTTGGTATAAGTGCGAGCCTAAAGATAAGGTATCAACCTTTATCAAGATACTGGAGTTCAACTGCCCTAAGCTACAGACCGTCACTCTTGACGATAAGCGTGAGGTTCACAATGCACTCACCGAGAAGTTGAGACAGATGTCAGAAGAAGAAGGATGAATTTTTCATGAAATCATAAATAAGACGATTGTTTTTTCATAGGTTTTTGGTTTATAGGTTTTAAGATTGTTAGGATAATAAAATAGGGAATGCGTGAGCACTCCCTATTCTTTTATATTCACTATCAGCGACCGCCTCTAGCCCTTCTATCCCCAGCCATATCAGTCTTTGAACCACGATTCACCGATGATGGCTTATACCTAATTCCTGAACGTGTATGTGAAGCATCCATGCCCTTGCGTGAAGCTGCCCCATACTTCTTATCATGAACAGCGTTGAATTTTGCAAGTTCCCTTCTTTTCATTTTTTGAGATGGAGAACTCTCAAATTTGCTATCATATTTTTTCTTACGCTCACGGGCTAAGGGATGCTCCTGATAATATTTAGCAGATTTACTTACCATTTTTCTTTAATTCATTATATTCTGATTCATATAACCATTTATAGCCATGACAAGTTTTATATCTCGGCTTATGCAAACAACAATTACTTATGTTTTGACTAGCAAAACCAAGTTGTCTCTTTACTTCCGCAGATGATTCAAATCTAGCTATAAAGTTTCCATCCAAAGTAAGTTGTACTACTGGTTTAGAATAAACTCCATTTCTGTTTTTTAATGCAGCACGAACATTTCTTGTTCCATATCTACAATTATATAAATGAGAGCACCACTCTAAATTTAAAACACGATTATCATGTTTATTTTCATTTATGTGATTCACCTCTTTAAAACCTAATGGATTTGAAAGGAATGCCTCTGCTACAAGCCTATGTACAGATTTTATCTTATAACTTCCATTTTTATAAAGAGTTACCCTATAATACGAAAGTTTTTCTGAAAATGCCAAAATTCTGTCCGAGGTTTTTCTTAAAGAACCATTTCCACAAATAAATGTTCTAGCTAAAGATTTTACTCTTCCAAAACTAGAGACCTCATAAATTCCTTCGTAACCTTCGATAGGCTTCCATACTTCTATGTCCATATCTATCTCCAATAAAGTTCACGATGTTCCTTCTTCAACAAATCCCCAGTTCTGCACCACCAGTCATTCGGACTCGCTTTAAGATACGCTTCCGCCTCTGGGCAGTACTCTTCATGAGTAAGAATAGGATGAGAGGTAGGCTTGAACTGATGCACACACAGCAAGTCTGCATGATTGCCGCCATAAATTCTTGGTGGCATAACATCTTTCGCCTGATGCCAAACCTTGTTGAGGTCAATGAGTTCAACCCCATCCAGTTCCTTCAGGACATCATCAATCTTACCCATCACACGATTCAGGACTTCTGCCCTATCCGTGCCGCCCTTCGCAATTAACCACTGGGCATCACTCAGGGCGTCTCTAATCAACATATCCAGTTCCATAAGCCAAAATTTTTAATGTCTTTTCGATTTCTCGATGTTATATTGGTCACAGATGTCGCAATATGCGCCATAAGCCAAGTTATCAACCATTTCATTGTACTTGTCACCATTGTGACCTTTCACCCAGTGAAACTGAACTCCTGCCAAATGAGCAGAGCACTTCTTGTACAACTCATAGAGGTCAGGATTCTTCTTTGGTGGAGTACTCTTCCCCAACACAAGTATGCAGTACTGGCTATCTGTATAAATATCAAGATAAGCACCAGATGGGCAAGACTTAGCTGCACTGATGATAGCAAGCAACTCCATTCTATTATTCGTAGTCTGTAGTCTGCCATGATTCTTCATCTTGACAATATCGCCATCCTTCAACACGATATAAGCCGAACCTCCAGCCTTATACTTAGAATGATTGTCACAACTTCCATCCGTATAAGCCACATAGTTCATGCCATTATCAGGGAATGGCTCAACAGGGTCGAAATCTTCCGACTTTTCAGCCAATTTTTCTCTGATTGCTCTAGAGAATTTACCTTTAGCGTTGAACACACCAAAGTTAGCATCAGTGAGAATCATCCAGTTTACTGGTTCCTCTCCATTTGCCTTCTTCCACTCCCTCTCATCAAGATAATCATAAAGACTCTTGATGTATTCATCTGTTCCATAGTTCTTCGATATACAATATCTCTTGAACTTTTCATAAGTTGGTTTAATCATAACTAATAACTTACTAAATATATTTTCTTTCTTTCAATGTAGGTTACCAAAATAAACACCTAAGCAATTAACAGAAAAATCCGTCAGGGATTCCTCCAATACTCATGTCTCTCTGGATAACCTTTTCACTCTGCTTGCCGTAGATAAGATGTCTGAATCCATCCGACACCGCTCTATCAGCGATAGAATAAGAACAGGCAAGAACTACAAATCCCAGAGTGCCGACAATAAAGTCTGCTTTGGTTTTTCTCGTTCTCAACAATGTTCTCTTAGTTTCTTCCTCATTCCTGATGTCAAAGGAATGTTTCTCTGCAAGAGTAGAATTAATTCTACCACTGGCAAGAAGTCTCTTCTTGATTCTTGAAACAGAACTACCACTCGTATTGAGAGCCTTCTGAAATTGCTTTATTGTGATTGCTTTACCTTTGGCACCGACCTTTTCACCCTCAGGTGCTTTCATACAACAGTCCTTATGCTCGGCAGCACAAATCTGAAATTCAAAAAGTTTCTCATTGATAAGATTGAATAGTTCCTTCAATGTATATTCTTTCACCTCAAACTTACAAACCATGGCACCACGATACTCACGCCCCTTACGAGTCCACTTTATCGTGTTGTCACGGAATGAATGAACAATAACCTTGTTTCCGTCAAAGGTAAACAAGCCATCATCCTTCATATCTTGAATAAGTCTTTCTGCTTTTGGTTTCCCGATATGCAACTCTTTTCTTAATTTGTATTCCGTAACATTCCACATTACAGAATTGCTATGCTGCATCTTTATCCAAATAGCAACCGCAAGAAGTTCCTTCATGCTCTTGTTTGAAGAGTATGCTTTAAGAAGTTCTATGGTTACATTTATATACTGCATAACATTAAAAAAAAAAGTCCCGAAGTCTTGGTTGCAGCAAGAACTAGGGGACTCATATCTAGTAGGCTTTCGCCTTTAAAGGTGGACTTATTTATCCAGCCAATCTGCAACATTGACGATGCAAAGATAGAAATAATTTTTGGAACCGCCAAATGCTAAAAAGTGTTGAATGTAAGAGAAATTGGATTTTTAGGGAAATGGATATACATTAGATATACGAAATGACACAATGTTAATCTAAGTTAAAGTCTTTTTAAAAACTAATTGTGAATAAGATTTAATTCGTATCTTTGTTGTGGGTAAGTTAGTTACTTTGCAAAGATTAACACTTTATTGTTGCTATTTTGTTACTCGCCAAAAACAAAGAAATTTATAACTATCTATAAATCAGATATTTAACTAGCGAAATAAATCATATTGGAATAATAAAGATAATTATTTTAAGTTGTTAAACACTTACACATTCTTTTACCACCGTGGTTATCTCTATGCGAAACTCGGTTGGTGTGCCGCAAC